GGATTATACTTATTCCTATTTTATGGATACGGACGCTGATGCTGATTTTGCAATTGTCCACTCTAGCAATATGTCCAAATTATCTGATACTGAGGATGATGCACTCGCAACAGTTACCAATTATGAGGCTAAGTTTCAGAAAGGTGTGAGCCCTTAGTCTACTGACAGTTGGGTTAATTTATTATGAGATAAATATAATATTCTTAATTGTGTTAGTTGCCATATCTCAACTGGCAATTGGGTTAATTTTTTATAAGATAAATTTAATTCTGTTATATCTTTATTTACCATTTTTCCATTGATTGAAATCATTTTACTAGTTTTTTATTATTTGTTACAGTTTAAATTATAATAAATATAAATCAATTATTTATGTCAAATTTAAATTTATTTATAAAAAAATTAATAAAAGTAATCTAATTTTCAATACTATTCAACATATTCCAACCACTCTTTTATTTTTTCATTAGCATATCCACGTTCTTCTAATGCCTTTCGCACTTCTTCTTTTAATACTTCAATCGTTTTTAGTTCTCTTTTACCCATAATAACACTTATAATATTGCTTATCTCTTCATTTTCAGTTATCTGTATTACTACTTTATTAGAGTAGCCAGATAAGCAATTAACTAGGCGAGATATTCTACCTGTAAAACATTTACATTCACTTTCTTGCATTTCTTCATTTAGTCTTTTTTGTATTTCTATTTGTAATTCTGGTGTTAAACTTTCCATTTCAATCACCACAGCTATAAAAAGTTCTTTGAAGGTAATATTTAACATTGTATGAATATCTATGCAATCCATATATTCCGTTATGATTTCTTTAGTTTGTTGTGTCAATACAGACCAATCTAAATAAGTTAATGGATAATCTGTTTTATAAGCATTCATTAAATTGTAAATACTGTTTCTTACTGATTGTTGAATAGATGAACTATGTACATTTTGTGTATCATTGTAAATAGTATTTTTGTTTGTATTTCTATTTCTTCTTCTATTTTCCAAATGTTGTAGAAGTCGGTGTATTATAGGATTTAATAAGTTTTCTATTGGATTATTATATAAATATAATGTAGTCAATTGTGCGAGTTGTCCTGTTTCAACTGGCAGTTTGGTTAATTGATTATTATCTAAATCTAATATTGTTAAATGTGCAAGTTGTCCCATTTTAGCTGGCAGTTGTGTTAAATTATTAGTAGATAAATCTAATGTAGTTAATTGTGTGAGTTGTCCTATCTCTTCTGGTATTTGGGTTAATTTATTATTATTTAAATATAAATTTGTCAATTGTGTGAGTTGCCCTATCTCTGCTGGTAGTTGGGTTAATTGATTATTATCTAAACATAATGTTCTTAAATGTATGAGTTGTCCTATCTCTGCTGGAATTTGGGTTAATAAATTAACCGATACAACTAATAATGTTAATTGTGTAAGTTGTCCTATTTCACCTGGAAGTTGGGTTAATTTATTATTATTTAAATCTAATCTAGTTAATTGTTTTAGTTGTATTATCTCTACTGTTAATTGGGTTAAATTAGAATAAGATAATTGAAATTTTTTTATATCTTTATTAACCTTTTTTCCATTGATTGAAATCATTTTACTGTTTTTTTATTTTTTGTTACAGTTTAAATTATAATAAATATAAATCAATTTTTATTTAATTATAAAATCATCGTTTTAAATGTGCAAAGGTGTAAATATTAGTTAAGTTTTTTAAATATTAGTTAAGTTTTTTAAACATTAGTTATTAAAGTAGGTTAGGCTACTTTAAGCAAACTATTACTCATAATAACATATTTTTTTCAACTATTAAAGTAGCCTATCCTACTTTAATCAAGTGATACTCCAGTTTAACCTACTTTATTCAAATATTATCACATATTAAAGTAGGATAGGCTACTTTAATAATATAGTAAGATTTTAAATTTATTATTTAAAATATACTAATAAATTAAATAATAATGAAACTAACTTTAAAAAAAACAAAAAAACAAACAACTACACAATCAAAAACACAAAAAAATATACAGAATGTTTATTATATTCTTGATAATCGTAATAAACCATTCAAAGTTGTTATAAATGGTAAAACTATTAAAATCCTAAAAAACTTAGATAAATATCTAGAATATGAAAAAACCCCATCATTAACATTTAATGCCAATAAAATTTTTATAGGATATAGTCCTAAAACTGAAATGACATTGATTAGTGATGGTTATGGACCCAAATATAATGGTAACTCAATATTATTATACATTAAAGATAATGAATATGTTTATATTGGTCATGAAATTTATTCATTTACATCAATATCTGAGATTATTAAATATGTATCACCAGTAGGAAATAATGATGTACCTTATCCATATGCAATTGATAAAGATAATAATATTTACTTAATGATTGAAAATGTAATATTATTAAATAAATTTTTCAAAAATTTAAATAGTTCAAGTATTGATATAACAAATGATAAATTTGATCCTTACCGTATTTATTATGATAATTGTAATCTTAATTTAGATTTTTATATTGAGTCTGAACAATATAAAATGAAATATGAACCATTTCCTATTAAAGATTATAAAAGGTTAACAGATTATATTGGTAAAAGAAACAGCACTAGCAAAACTGGTAACAGAAAAAATTTATATATAAAATTTAAAGGTAATCCAAACAAAACATTATTAACATCTAAATCATATGTAAAATTATTAACAGATTTTGGTAATAAGATGGGGTACTTACCGCTTAAAACAAAAATTATACAAAAAAGATTATAGTTATTATTAGTAATGAATTTAAAATTATATTCACCAAACAGAATAGGAAAACCTAGAACTTTAACAGGTTTTGCAACACCAGAAAAAGCAAAACAAACATTGCAAAATATTGCAAAATACAATATAACTTATCAAAAACAAGTAGTTATAACAATGTATAATCGTGCAAAATATCATCCACACCGCACGGCATCTATGGTTGATGCAATGAAAATATATGCAAATTGGATGAAGAAAAATGATATCAAATTAACACTGAAAGCAAAGCAATCAAAGAAATCAAAAAAAAATATAAAAATAAAGCACAGTAACACTGTAAAAAACTATCATAAATTATAAATTCTGTTAGATTAGTTTAATAAAAACTTAAATTTTTTGAAATACTGGAGTTAATCGACCCCAAGTTTTTCTATAAAATTGTATATTCCTATATTCTCGACCCAATCACATAATAAAGCTTCTGTTACTTGAGCTTTATTTTTTTTATGTGTAAAAAGCCATAAATCTGCAAAGATTTTGGTTTCCTCTTTAAAATATTCTAATAGTATACCACATTTATAAAGCCATACTTCATTAAGTTGTTTAATATGCTGACTTTGCTGACTTTGCTGACTTTGCTGACTTTGATGTATTGAAATTATATATTTGTAATTCATACTTTGTTCAAAATCATAATTTTTATAAATTAATTCATACTTTTCATAGTTATAGATTGTATACAATATACCTAGTTTAAATATATTATGGAAATGTAATGCCGTTGCTAACTGATTATATCGAATAGCCATATACATTAATATATTGTCATTACATTTAAAGTCTACAGTGTATAATTGAGCAAAACAATTGCCAGCCTCGCAATTAATAGGATAATTGGCAGCTGTAACAGTCTGTGCAGCTTTCCCAGCTTTTCCAGCTTTTCCAGCTTTCCCAGCTATATATTTTTGTTTTTCTTCTTCTTCAATTATAATGCTACAAGTAAAGTCACGAAAAAGTGGTAATGAATATTTAATAGCCATAATTGAAATAATTAAACCATTAAATGCCATACAATTCACAGGCATAAATATATAAAACGCAGTCATATCATTATATTTGCCATCATATGCAATTAATGTAGCAACAATTTGTATTAAATCAAAGTCAATATTGGATGTATTAGTAAGTTTTTCATATTTTGAAATTTTTTCCCTTTTATTAAGACAAAATGCAACAAATAGCAGTTGAATCTGTTTTTCAAGTTCACCTAGTGATGTATAAAATTTGATGCGATATGTAACCAAATGATAAACCATATAGCTGATTATGCATGTATCTTTTAGCCGTTCACAAGTTGCCAATACTGAGCTTATTAAGTCTTCAATATATGTGTTAGGAATAAGTTCTTGTGAGCGTGAATGCTGGGGATGTGAGGAATGTTTACTAGCTTTTTCTTTGTGATTACTAGAATTAGGCTCAGTCTCATTATAATAATCAATAAGGTTATTGATGTATACAATATAGGCTAGCAATTTACAGTTCAGTAACTTAGCAGATATATCTGCCATGCTAGACATGTTAGACATGATAAAACTAAGTAAAGCAAAGCAAAGCCAAATATAGTTATCAACATTTAACGTCTTTATAAATCAATTTTCTTGCATTGTAAGCTATTTTTGTATGTAAAGTACACACTTAAAGCATACACTAACACGTTATAATAAATTGAAAAATACCAAACTATCAAATAAGAATCCACCCACCATCCCACCTACTAAAACCACCCACCATCCCACCTACTAAAACCACTAACTAACACTATGCACATCTAGCTATGTCAATATTAAATAATTATTTTCAAAATATGCAGATAAATGCCCTTATAAACTATTCGCGCACACATATATATAATTATATACATAAAAAATGTGAATTAACAGATGATGAAAAAAAACTAAAAATTAAAATAGTTTTCAAACAGCTAGTAACCCAGATACGCGCAGTTGCTGCATCATGTAATGAATTAGATAGATTTAACACACCAATGGCATTTTTATTTCAATATTTACGTGAAACAATTATACAACTTATAGCTAATATGCTGCCACTTAATGAAAAGATTACAGTTGAATCATTGAAACATACCTGCTCATTAGAGGCAAATATACTGTTATACCGGCATTTAATTGAGCTAGAAGCAAAGGATACAATGCTATGGCTATTATTCCAAGTACCATATTATAATGAATCGCAGCAGTCAATAAATGTATATCGTGATGTATATATTAAGACAATTGATTGGGTATTATCTTTAAAGACATTGCCAAAGTTTACTGAGAGCGAATTCATTTTTGCAAGTAATGAAACCTGTTTACCATATGGTGCATCTTACCATAATTGCAATAATGTTACGCTGCTCAGTAAATATTCGCAATTGCTACGTGCAATATGCCCATGGTTAACAGCATTTTCCCCATCTTTAGCTAAAAAGTTTTTCACATCTAGGCAAATAATGCACATCCCCCAGCAAACCACTCAGTACCCCACTCAGTATCCCCCACTAAAAAACACCCAATACATACCCACCGAACCCTCCAGGCCACAGCAACCGTTTCCTGCAAGCCATGGAAAACTGCCAACAGACCCCCCTCTTTCTCCCAAATCCCTTTGCTTTATAAGTGATTCACTTGCAACAGATTCCAGTGTTTTGCGGGATCGTATAGCAATAGTGGGAAAATTGGATCGCAGTCGATTCAATGTTTTCTTTGCGTCATTCATCCCATTTAAAAATATTAAAGGATCTGTTGCTAAAACTTTTATGAATAAGATTAAGGCCAATTATATTCATCTTGGTGCTGATATAACAAGTGCCCGCAGTATACTTGAGCCATATGAATTTAATATTATAGTATATTTGGATCTAGGGATGAAACTTCTCCCAACGTTGCTAGCATATTCCCGCATTGCCCCAGTACAGATTACAACTTGGGGTCACTCTGAAACTAGCGGTATTGACACTATAGACTATTTTATATCTAGCAAATGGTTTGAAATGCCAGAGGATAGTACCACATCCAGATCCAGATCCACATCCACATACAGTGAACAATTAATAAAAATGAATTCACTTAGCACCTATTATATTTCACCCCATTTGCTATTTGTTACTAATAATGTGGAATATCAACAAGGTCGCAAACGGGTAAAATCACGCACTGAACTTGGTTTTAAAAAGGATGATCATATTTACTGTTGTCTACAAACTTTTTATAAATTCAATGTAGACTTTGAACTTGCTTTATCAAAAATTGTTGATCTAGATCCTAATGCAGTTATTTTGCTCTCTAACACATTTCCATTTTGCAAATCACATTTACTTAGAATATTGAAACAGTTTGGCGAACGCAAAATTGCTCAATTAAAATGGTATGGTTCACTTGAAAAAGACGAATTTCTTAATTTAGTAGCAATTTCTGATGTATGCCTGGATCCATTTCCATTTGGTGGATGTAATACTAGTTATGATGCATTTGACTATAATATACCGGTAATTACTTGGCCCAGTGAATATTTACATGGGCGATTCACACATGGCCTATATTGGAAAATGGGGTTAGAAAATTGTGAATGTATTGCAACAAGTAGAGAAGAATATGTAAAGTTAGCAGTAGCAATGAGTATAAATGAAAAATTACGTCATAAAATGAATAGAAATATTGAAATGAAAAAAAGTGAAATATTTCAAGAAAAAGAAAGTGTTGATGAATGGTGTTGTGTATTGGAGAGTTTAGCAGGGTGATAATTGTATTTATTAAGTAGTTTTATTATGTTGTTTTAACATTCTTTACACCTTTAAACATTTAAAACGCTTATTTTGCTTATAATGTTGTTTATAATGTTGTTTATAATGTTGTTTATAATGTTGTTTATAATGTTGTTTATAATGTATGTGTGTTTTTGTACACCATACTATCTTTTATTATGGTTTCCATATTTTTTAAATATTCTAGTAATTTATTATATTCAGTACTCTTATATGCATTATCTATATGAAAAATATAATATGTAAATAATGTTGCTAACATTATTTTAGCATCTTCTAAACTTTTAGGGTCAATTTCTATATTATCCACACTTACATTTTCTAGTTGTGGAAAAATTTGTATGTTGTTTGTGTAGTTTGTGGACTCTATGTTATTATTATTATTAGTATTTTTAGTTCTATAGTTAATTAATAAATTATTAAACGAACTACCTGCAATTTTAAACAATTTATTCCAATTTTTATTATTATTATTATATAATTTATATAAAAAATCGAATATGCCTTTTATATATAAATCTTTAAAGTTTATATTATCATTATAAATTTGTGTTTCACTATTTCGGTTATTAGTTATAGTAATTGCTTTATTTTCTTGGTATTGGTTTTGGTCATTTTTTTTTAAATCTATTTTTATATAATTATTATTTTTTACATATTTTTTTAAAACATTATATGATTTAGGAAAATTAGAAGACTTGGGTTGCGTAAACAAAACATGGTACCAATGCTTTATAAAATTATTAATTCCTACTGCTAATGTTTCTAGTATGGTTTTATATTGTAAGCTAACGTAATATTTATGTGTAAAATAAACTGTGTCATAGTTCATATTAAATTTATCTATTATAGGATTTACTTCTGCTTCTTGTATAGCATTTAAAAAATTGTATGAATTATTGTTAATAAAAAAAGTTGTAGTGTTTTGTGTATTTTTTTTATTATTTAGTGTAAATATAATATTTAAATCTTTTTTTAAATCATTCCAAGATTTAAGTTTAATTGCAGAGTTAATTATATAGTTTTGCATATATTTGATATATAAAAAATGTATATGTGGAATTAAATCAAATAAAGATATTTTAACTACAGAATCAAAAATCCGTAATCCACCCCCCTTTATAGTTTTGCAGACATTTGCTTTCTTAGTTCTAGCTGATCTTTTTACTATACTTTTACCTATACTTTTACATATACTTTTACTTTTTATCATAATTATACTTGGTGATCTTATTAAATTTTTTAACTTTTATAATAAACTTATATAATAAACATATATATATATATTTACTCTAATTCAAAATAAATTTTAGCATCAATTTTAGCATCAATAAAACCTCAAACAAAACATCAAATACATGGCAAATATTTAAAAAATACTGTTAAAATGTAAAAAAATCTATATTTAATTTTAGTTACAGTCATCAATATATGAATTAATGGAAAAACATTTCTCAACATACTGGTAAATATGAAAAATATTTTTGTTTAAAAAAGGATATATTGGATATTCAATATTTATATTTTTTTTATTGTTTGGTTTGTCTTTCATAATTTTTGTTACTGTTTCTTCTATATTTAATTGCCAAAAAGTAGCAAAATTTATTGGTGTGTCTTGGTTTGTATGTCGTCTACGTACATCATCCCCATATTTATCATAAACCCATTTCATATCATTACAATAGACTATAAATTTATTTATTGCATCAACTAACCATATATTAATATTAGTAATATTATTATTATTATTATTATTATTATTATTTTTAAAATTTATTTTAAATTTTTTAATAATTTCATTATTATTTATAATTTTAGCTGTATTTAAAACTGTAGTATCATTATTTACTTTTACCTGATAAACATAGTTAATAGTAAAGTCTTTTTGTGTAAATTCTTGTGTTAATACTTCATTATAGTATTTATATAGTTCCCAAAAACTATATTCATATTTTTGTCTATTAGATTGATTATTAGATTGACTAGTAGTTTGATTATTAGATTCAAGATTATATAAAAAATATAATACATCTAAAACATTTTTAAATATTTTGGAATTAACACATTTTGTACATTTTTTTACAGTGTTTGGTTTACGCGATGGCTGAGTTTTTGCGAAAGATAATGTTGGCACGTGTATAGTTGTATTATCACTACTTGAATTAGCTAATAATGGTTCTCTTTGAATTTTTTTTTTCGTCTTCAGCCCTAACCACGACCGCAACCGACTCAATTTGCTTGTGCTTGTGCTTTTGCCATTGCCGTTGCCTTTACCTCCACCTGTAATTGTTTTAGATTTATTAGAATGTTTTCTACTTACATTTTTAGTTTTAATTTTATGACTAGAAAGTTTTTTACCTTTAGTAAATTTTTTAACTTTATGTAGAACCATATTAGGATTAAACTATTAAACTATTAACATATTTTATTTAATTAAAAAATAAAAAATTTAAAAAATAAAGTGTTTGTGTAAGGAACGCATGTATGAACATGATTTCAAGGCTACTTATTAAATTACTTGGCCGGTTAATAATCTTTCTAGAATTTCAATATCTTTTACTAAAGTTGGACGTATCCTTTAAAAGCCTATCGGTTATATATAACCGATGGCTTTAAGCAGGAACTCCTGTAAAATGAGGGATGATTTATAATCATCCCGTCATTTAAAGGATACTATAATCAAATACACCTAAAAAGTGTGATCTGTTTTGTATTTTAGTTAATTTTTCCGGAGGAAGTAATTTTATTTTTATTTTTTATTTTTTTTTTCTATAGTTTTCCATATCTATAACAAATGCATCGTAAATTTCTGTAATATATCTATTATAATTTTCTTTAATGATTTCATATGTGATGGTGCGGTTTCTGTATGGATTTGGATTTAATTCATGATATAGTTTACTTAATGTTTTCAAAGTGTTATCATCAAAATCAATAATTTGTTTTTTATTCTCTGTCTTCTCTATTAATGTTAGTATAACTATTGGATTATTTTTGAAAAATTCTATCTTGTTTTCACCAGTAAAATTACTGCAAATAGCATTTGTCATATTTGGCCATAACTCATCACGAGTATCATTGTTTAATGTTATTGTGGCTAAGGTTGAAGGTAAATTAGTAAATTCACTATTGTTTAATAATTTGTAGCTACCGTGCTTTTTTCTTTTAATAAAATGCATTATACGTTCCATTAGACCTCCACCTGTAGCTTTAACCTTAGTCCGTCTAGATTTAATGTTTTTAGAACGTTTTACTTTCATTGTTTTAACCATGATTTTAATACTATAATACTATAATCTATAATAATATTTTTTTTATAATTAAATAAAAAAATTAAATAAAAATATAAATTAATCTATTAACATTAATCTATTAAAATTAAAACCGGCACTTACAATATGTAATTCTCTAAATTAACCCTATTATTTCAAAGTTTAAGTTGATGAAGAATTATTAAAGTTTGCAAATTCAGCAGGCTCAAATATAGACATATTTTCTAAATTACCAAGTGAATATTCTGATTCAATCTTTTTCAAATATTCTTTAAATGATATAGGAACATTATCTTCTTCATTTCTTTCTTCTTGATCTTTTGTATATGCAGTATTATAAAAATAGTCTATAAATGATATAGGAAAATAATTTTTTTCATATCTTTCTTTTTGATCTTTTTCATATGCAGTATTATATTTATAACATATACTTACATACCTATATACTGCTTCTTTTAAAAATGTCTTTATAGGTTCGCTTTGTTCTTGTGTATTATTATTAATAGTATAGTTTGCAGTTTGTTCTGTATTATTTATAAAAATATAAATATTGTGAGGTATACCAAAAATATTAGACTTTGTATATGTATATTCAAAAGTGATAGGCAATTGTGGTTCAAGCTCTGTATATTTTTGTGCAAATTTTGCAAATGTATCATTTTGTGTTTTTTTGCTTTCGCTTTTATTATAATAGATTATTAAATTCATCATATCTTTTGTATTGCATGAAACTATATTTTCTTTTTTAAATTTTAATTCAATATATGCAGGTACATGATGTACAGATCTAGGGCTAGGGATACTGACTTTATTTACGACGTAGCTTCCATGCTTCCTCCTCCATGGCCACGAAAACAACGACCGCCTTTTATTGCCTGTACCACCCCCTGTAATTGTTTTAGATTTATTAGAATGTTTTTTATTTGCATTTTTAGTTTTACGACTAGAAGGTTTTTTACCTTTAGTAATTTTTTTAACTTTATGTAAAACCATATTAATCTATTAATTTATTAACATATTTTATTTTTTATTTTAATAATTTAAGTTTTTGTTAAACTGATCTAACATACTGTTTATTAGTGTAGTCTAACAAAATAATTACTAAAATTAAAAAATGATTGTGTAAATGTTTGTATTCATTATTCAATAAAATATATTTTAATGTTTTTTACATTAGACATATTTTTAAGTAACTGCATTGGCATTGAAAAAAAAGTAAGTAGCATAATATGCTATTTTTCACTTGGCAAAATCTGTTAATAGTATTTATAATCTCTATCTTTGTTTTCCTTTTTGGCAATAATTACTAATATATAATTTTTTCTTTATTTCAACTTTAGATAACTTTGATGCTATTTTTTTATTTTTTATAATTATTAAGTTTATATTCGTGTAACAAATTATGTAGAGAATAACGTGTAGAATAACGTGTTGAATAACTTGCAGATAGCTCTGCTCATTTATTGTAGTTGCAGTTAAGGTTGTGGTTAATGTTGTGGTTAATGTTGTGGTTAAGGTTGTGGTTAAGGTTGTGGTTATGCAAATGTACTAATTTATGCGTTAGCGCTAGAAGTAATTTGTCCACGTTTATTTTTCTCCAGTTGTTTAATAATGTCATGACTTTCTATATATTGTCTGCATTCATTGGTAACAGGTAAAAATTTTACAAAATCATCTGCTAATATTAGATATATTTTCAGTGCTTTTTTTAAATAAAAACAGACGGGTTCTGCTGTTGCCGTGCGTTTATGCTCATATTCTGCACATGTTTTCCCTATAATTGTTTCATCTAAATATTTTATAGTTTGTATTAATACTATACAGTTAACTTCACTATATAAGCACATTTCTATATTTAGAGTTAAGTCAGGGTTACCTTTTTCTTTAAAATTTGTTAGATAAGTATCAATTATGTCTATATTTTTTTGTAATTTGTGAGAAATATATTGGTTATGTGTATGTATGCTTTTTTTTATTATTGTGACTATATTTTTTAAATAACTTAATAATTTTTTATATTGCTCTTCATCTAACGCTTCATTTAACGCTTTATCAATATTATCAATATTATAATATATATATAATATTGCTATTCTTAGTATAGTATCTTTTAAACTTTTAGGTTCAATTATTATATTAACAGCTTCATTAATTTCATTAATTTCATTAATTTCACTATATTTATTTAGGCTATCTGAATTATTTTTAACTAACTTATTAATTTTATATTTAATTAATACATTTTGTAAGATACCTTTTTTAGTTTCTATGGCTACATTGATAAATAATTCTGCAAGTTTTGGTTTTTGTTTTTTATAAAAATATGCATAAAACATATTTTTATTTTCCGCTAAATCACTAAATGTCATATATTGGTTAAAACTGCCCATTGGACTTGTTTCATTTAGATTATTAGTTTCTTGATTATTATTAGTAATAGTAATAGCAGTAGTAGTACTATTAGCATCAGCATCATCTGAACTATTAGTAGTAGTATTATTAGTAGTAGTAGTATTAGGATTATGATTTATAATCTTTATATTTGATATTTCTAAATGAAAACGACCTGTATGTCCTGAACTTATGATACTAAGTAAATCAGTATATGATTGAGGGTGGGTACTCTCATTTTTATAATATAACATAAAATAGTGAATTGCATAGTGCAATTTCCAAATAAAAAAACCTGGATCTTTTTTATTATTATTATTATTATTATTATTATCCTTAATATTAAGTATTTTATATATCTTACATATCTTATTATTGCAATCTGCTAATATAGGATCTACATCTGCTTCAATTATATTAGTAAATAATTTATATGATTCATTTGCAATAGTTAAAATTGTTTTGTTACTCTTTCTATCATGTCTATTAAAATTATATTTAATAGTTAACTTTTCCTTTAATTCTTCTAAAGTTTTATTTTCAATTGCAGAATTTATAATATAATTTTTTATGCGAAGTCTATCAATAATTTTAAAATGGGGAAATAGGTCAAGTAAACTTATTTATATTTGTAATCTGTAAGTGTGTTTTTAGGTGTTTTTGTCTTCCACACCTCCCACCATTTTCTCCCACCATGCATAGATTTGCGCTTATTAAACCATTTAGTTTTACGAGGATTTGCTTTCTTAGTTTTAACAGATCCTTTAACTATACCTTTAACTATATTTTTAGTTTTTATCATATTATATTATTATTATATTATTTTTTACTCTAATTCAAACTAAATTTTAGCATTTCTAGAACTAAGAAAGCAAATACTCATAAAACTAAAATTAAAAAATGATTGTATAAATATTTGTATAAATATTTGTATAAATGTTTGTATTAGTTATTTACACCTTTTGATATTAGGCATTGGGCATTGGCATTGACATTTGCATTGTAATTGAAAAAATGTAAGTAACTATATTAGGCTACATTTGATCTGGCATAAACCGTTCTGCATATTCGTTATCTTTGATCTGGCATAAACTGTTCTGCATATTCTTTAGCTATTCTGCTCTTATTCTCCTCTTGTTTAACAATATGTTTGTAGTATTCTTCAAGATTATCACTGACATATGAGTTGTTCTGTACTTCAACTGCAGGTAACTTTGGTATTAGTTCTTTTATTTCTTTATAATTGTCAAATGTACATTTGTCCAACAATTTATATATGTTATATAAATAATTTTCAGGAAATTTATTATTTTTGTCAGAATTAGCAATTTTTTTATATATATTGTCTAATATGTTTGCTAAGTTTATGCTTGCTCTATAATATCCTATACTATATTCACAAGGATATATAAAATAATTAGAAACATTTTCTTGACTGATTTCTTTAATTTCTTCGTTTGCCTTTATTTTTGCAAGTATAGAATTATATTTTTGTCTATTTTTTTCAGTAATTACACTTACAAAACTTTCCATATGTATAATACTATCTTTTATTATATTTTCCATATCATCTAAATATTTTAGTGTTTGATCATAATTTTCTTTACTATTATTATAAATTAATAATGCTGCAACTCGTAGTTTAGTATCTTCTAAACTTTTAGGTTCAATTTCTATATTTTCCCTAATTATTATTTCTGTAGGTATTATTTCTATTTCTGGACTAATTACTAAATAGTTTGACTTAACGGGATTGCTTCCATTTGCTTCTTCATTTATTTGTTCAATTTCTTCTTCATTTTCATTTTCATTGTGTCCATGCGCTTCTTCATTTTGGTCTGTCAAATCTAAGTAACTGCCGTTTTCATTTGCTCTTTGAGTCGGATTTTTATGTGTAGATTCATTTGCATTTGCATGAGTTAAAGTATTTATAATTTTATACTTAATTAATACTAATAAGTTATTTAATACTAAATGTGAATATATTTTAGGTATCGAATATCTAGGTTTATATAAAGTATATAACAAATTTTTTTCTTTTTTTATATATAAATCTCCAAATGATATATATTTATTATATTCATTTACCTGTACATCTGCGTTTGCCTTAATATTTTCCTTTACAACATCACTATTACTATTATTAAATTTATAGTTGATAACAACGCCACCGTAATTATTATTATTATATTTATTTCTATGCTTAGTTCTTTTTGAATATCTTCTTTTATAGTTTTGAAAATATTCTATAAATTTTTGATATCCTATGGGAATTTTAACTTTAGAACTATCAGTTTTTCTTGCTTCAATAATAGTTTCTGTATAATTATAAACTGCGTTCAATAATATAGGATATTTATTATCATTATTAATAGAGATATCATTTAGTATAAGATTTTGCGTTCCTCTTATTATTTGTTCGTAAAGGATACATGATGCGCTGTCAGCCGTAATTGTTAAGTTATTTTTTTCTTTATTGTAGTCATAGTTAAATGTAAGTTTTAAATCGTTTTGTACCGTTTCCCATGATAACTTTTTAATTGCATAGTTTATTATTATATAGTTATACATATTTATTGGAAAATTTATTTCATTTATATTAAAATTCGTCTTCATACATTTATATAAATCAAATAGTGATATTGAAAACACTTTACTATTTTTGCCTACTTTAGGTGTGCTAGGTGTAGGTGTGCTAGGTGTAGCTGTGCTAGGTGTAGCTGTGTTAGGTGTAGCTGTGTTAGGTGTAGCTGTGTTAGGTGTAGCTGTCTTAGTTTTCCACCAACGCAATTTATTTAATAACCCTCCACCATGCATATTTGTACATTTTTTAGTATCCTTTAAATGATATTTAGTTTTATGAGGATTTGCTTTTTTAGTTCTAGCAGATCCTTTAACTGTACCTTTAACTATATTTTTAGTTTTTATCATATTATACTATTACACTATTACACTAGTACAATATATTATTTTTACTCTAATTCAAAATAAAGTTTAGTATTGCTAGAACTTTACACATAAAATCAAATACATAATAACCTTTTTCAACCGACCAATAAAAATACCAATATTTAAAAAATAATGTTAAAATGTAAAAATTTATATTTAATTTTATAAAAGTTAATAAATGCTAGTTATTTTTATATTGTCTTTGTAATGCTTTATTTTTTTCATTCGCTTCGTATTCTTCTTTTCGTCTATTATTAATAAAGCTCTTACATTCCTGTTCAAGATTATTATTGACATATGAGTTGTTCTGTACTTCAACTGCAGGTAACTTTGGTATTAGTTTGTTTATTTCTTTATAATTGTCAACTCTACACTTGCAAAACAAATTAATTATGCTATCTAAACGACCAAAGGATTTTGTTTTTTTGCAAAAAACATCAATTTTATTATATACATTATCTAATATGTTTGCTAAATTTATGCGTGCTCTATAATTTCCTATACTATATTTACAAGGATATATTAAATAAGCAGAAATGTGACTATAATCGATTTCGTCTGCATATATTTTTGCAAGTATAGAATTATATTTTTGTCTATTTTTTTCAGTAATTACACTTACAAAACTTTCCATATTTATAATACTATCCTTTATTATATTTTCCATATCATCTAAATATTTTAGTGCTTTTTCATAATTTTCTTTACTATTATTATAAGTTAATAATAATGCTGCAACTCGTAGTTTAGTATCTTTTAAACTTTTAGGTTCAATTTCTATATTTTCCCTAATTATTATTTCTGTAGGTATTCTTTTTAGTTTTTGATGTGGACTAATTACTAAATAGTTTGATTTGCTGGGTTTGTTTTCATTCGATTCTTTATTTTCTTCGGCTTCAAAATCTAAGTAATTGTCGAGTCCATTTAAATTTGCTTCAGTTGCTCCTAGAGTTGCTCCTAGAGTTGCTTCTTGAGTTACTGTTTTATTTGCATTATTTGCATTATTTGAATTATTTGCATTATTTGCATTATTTGCATTATGTGCATTATGTGCATTATTTACAATTTTATACTTAATTAATACTAAAACGTCATTTAATACTGTTAAACGTAAAAAAAAATGTTCATTGTTATATAGTTTATATAACAATTTTTGTTCTTTTTCTATATATAAATCTTGAAATGATATATATTTATCATATTCACTTTCCTTTTTCTTTGCATTTGCAGTTTCCTTTGCATCTTCTGTTTCATATTTTGTTGCCTCTGCATCCATAATTTGCCTTACATTTGAACAAGGATAAATTTTAAATATCGAATTATATTTTTGGACTAAATTTAAATTTTTTTTAAAATATTTTATAAATGTTTGATTTATTGGAATTTTAACCTTAGAATTAATAGATGGATTATGCATAGTATTATTCAGCATATAACTATTAACCGCATTCAATAATTTTATATATCGGTCACCATACGAATTATAATCATAATCATTAGGAATAGCTTTTAGTATAACATTTTTTGTTTTTGTTAGTATTTTTTCATAAAGGATACATGATGCGTTGTCGAGTGTAATTGATAATATAGATTTTCCTGCTTCGTAGGCATGTTTATATTTAAATGTAAATTTTAAGTCGTTTTGTAACGTTTCCCATGGTATATTTTTAATTGCATAGTTGTTTATTATATATATATTCATAAGTATATCAAGATATACATTACTTTGAGCTCTGTTCAAATTACTTATATCTATACGTAAATCAAATAATGATATTGAAAACATATTTTTGCCTACTTTAGGTGTGCTAGGTGTAGCTGTGCTAGGTGTAGCTGTGTTAGGTGTAGCTGTCTTAGTTTTCCACCAACGCAATTTATTTAATAACCCTCCACCATGCATATTTGTACATTTTTTAGTATATTTAGTTTTATGACCATTTGCTTTTTTAGTTCTAGCAGATCTTTTAACTGTACCTTTAACTATATTTTTAGTTTTTATCATATTATATTATTATTATACTACTATTATATTATTTTTTTACTCTAATTCAAAATAAATTTTAGCATCACTAGAACCTCCAACAAACTTGCCTTTATCAAAAACAATTGGAACAGTTGTATGGTTTGCAATATCTGTCTTTAAAAGCTTTAACAGTTTAGTTTTTTTAAAAAGTGGTTCATCTGCCATATCAACCTCTACAAATACTGTACGCTTATCTAGCGCGGGTTTTGTTTTTAATAACTCCACTAAAGCTATACAGTATGGACAGGTATACCGACCATATATTACAATGCTTGATTTAAAACGTTTATTTGGTATATTATCAGTATTGGCTACATTATTATCAGTAATTTTTTTAGAAGTACCATTTACTGTGCCTTTATCATCAGATAGATAATATACACCTTTTTTACAAATCAAATTTTTCATATTAATTGATTCCAATAGGTCTAATTAACTCTTATTAACTTTAATATCTATATTTAATCAAAATATTTAACAAGCAAATCATCCTGTAAAAGATTCTTAAAAATTATATGAATATATAATAACTAATCGTAATCTAATCATAATCTAATCACAATCTAATCATAATCTATGGATCAAACCGCATTAAACTATATATTGCTTACAGGTGTTGGTATAATTGCCTTTATAGCTGCACTACAACTTATTGACAGTACAAATAACGCAAACACAAATACACATGCAAACACACACACAAACACTGCAAATCATAATAACCAGTTTTTACCAGTTATCCAAGATACTTGTAATAAACGTGCTCTTGGTATTTGTAATGCAGGGTTAGCACCTGGTGCTATATATGATGGTATGCCAGTGCATCGTGTTGGTCCAGTTATTAATTTTCATCAAAGATTTAAGCATTATCTTCCTGAAATGGGATGGCGGTCACTATTTCTCAATAACTATTCCAAGTATGAGGTAGTGCCTGATACCAACTTTAATGGCACCATGATTCGCAACTATCTAGATAATCTAGAAAATGTTGATAATATTTATCGAAAATGTTAATAAATTTCTATGTAACTTATAGCTATAGTATCAATCACTCGTAACTAGTAATTTTTACAATCTTCAATCTTTACAATCTTTACAATCATCATGACATATACACAAAAACTATTTGGACCTACTAAAAATAATATAGGAAAATTACTGATAAGTACATTATTATTAGTGTTAATTGCATATATAATAATAAGTATTTATCAATCTGGAAATATGAATTTTTTTGGAAATACTAAAAATACTAAAAATACTAAAGATACTAAAAATATTAAAGATAAGTTTGATAATGTAACAGATTCTACAGCAGATATTACAAATCGTTTACAACCACTACAAACTTATTTGGCCAAATATACAAACTTAAATATACCAATATCATTTGATGATGTTGGTAATTTATGTAAACCTTGGGGTATTTTTGAAAATAGCAAATATATTGCAAATGATAATGTATGTATAAAAGTGGATAATACAATGCCTAGAAAATGTCTTACAACATCAGGTAATGTTCTTACACCTTGTAGTAAAATATATGAAGATGGGCAGCTTAATAGCGCCAATACCATAGCAGCATCTGATATATATAATATTGCCATGAACAATATGACAAGTGGCTATACAACTTTAAATAATGCTATAGAAACAGCAAATACTAATTTAGATATTATGATTACAAATGCAGGGCAATATACTGACTTAACTAATTCGCAAAATACTTTAATAAACAATAATATGGTTGGTTTAACAGATAAAAAGCAAAATTATAATGATAATCTTGATATATTACAAAATAAAATGGATAAAACAAATATTGCTCATATCAACTATCAACAATTTTTACAAACTAAAGCAAATACTGATGCACGTATAAGTCTATATAAAAAAATTGTTATTGCATTAATTATTATACTATTTGTATTATGTGGTCTAATCTATGTAATGAGCAATATTTTATAGTGGTTTATAGTGGTTTACTCACTCATCCTCAATAGTTTCACCTGTTGTATTTTTCAAACGGAAACCATAATATTCTTTTTTCATACCTTTTGGTTTTTTAATATAACGCTCCATTTGTTTAAGGAAAACAGATTTTTGTGTTCTAAAATCCCTACCAACAAACAACTGAAACTCGGAATAGAGAACTGATGCCTCGACTTTGTAACCTGGGGCAGCATCAATCTTTTCACTGAAAAACTGTGTATATGTGCTTGCTTCATCTTGATATTCTTTAGTCGCAATCTTAACGCGTTCTGGTGTAGGAAATTCAAAATTGGCTTCCTTCAATGTTTTATAGCGTTCAAACAACATATATAGGAAATATGGTGCCCACTCGGGATACAAATGTTCTTGGTCTAAACCAACAAAATGATTTGGATACTCAGAGTTATTGATCTTATACATATCTTCTTCTTTAGTAACAAACTTAGCATCACAAGGAATTACAAAGATTTTGCGCCAAAATCCATCATCTGTTGATTCATTTCGCGGAATATCATTACATTGCATAATCATGCGATATTGTGGAATAAATGTAATAGGATCTTTATTTAAATGGCGACCTGTTAACGGGTCACCACTGACAAGTTCCTTAACAAGATCAGACTCAAATGGCTGACCACCTTTTGGTTCAGTGGTCACTGCAATACGACAGCCCTTCAATTTTGCTATTTCTGGTGTTGGACCATTAGGTGCACTTTTCTGAGTATTAAGCAATGTATTTGGAAACTGACGATAATAATCCCCATACACTTTAATTATAAGTTTAAAGAATTGCGATTTACCATTTGAGCCTGATCCTGTAAAAATGAGGAACTTTTCTTTATGCAAGTTACCAGATAGTTTAACAGCAAAATTGTTAAGCACATAATCCTGTATTTGCTCATCTGGATAGATTTTGTCTAACCATTCTTGGATAGAATGCAAATTTTCCTGTGCTTCAAGTGAATCAACATTTTTAGGAAACTCTATTCGTGTGCTAATTGTCATCATATCATCAGGTTCTCCTGTGCGAAACAAACATGTTGCTAGATCTAAAACACCATTCTTACAAATTAACACATTACGGTTTTCATCTAAATTTATATAGAATTCTTCATCATAACAAATCTGGCTTAAATTGTCAATAATCTTATTTTTCCCTGTATTATTACTGAGAAATTCATGGATATTGCCACATTTTTGCAGACATATACGATCCTGATTATTCTGGAGTTCCTGTTTAGCCTGGGCTTCAACGTGTTCAACAGTTGGGCGATCATTTTTTAAGAAATTGAAAAATGACAGGTCACTTTCATTAGGATTAGTTGTATCAACCGTATTATTATCATCATTATTATTATCGGTATCATTATGACGGTTACCGGACTCTTTATTGCTATTGCGAGTTATCTCTTCTTTTAAATCATTAAATACGTACATTAGCTCACTCTTTAAATTCTCAGTCATAAGCATATAAATTTTGTTAGCAGCTTTGTCTTCTGTCCACTTATGTTTATCAAACTTGTACCATATGGCACCTGGACTTGGACAGGCACACGCTACATTAAATGTTGCATAGTCTTTAATATAGTCTTTAATATTTTTTGATAATGTGTCAATACTGAGACCCTTAATATGTGTCTCTTTCACGTGTTCTAATAACCATTTTTTAAAGAATTTTTGCTTATTTATATTAATAATTTTCTTGTATTCTTCAGGATTATCCTGGCGAGCCATATCCTTTAATTTATGCAGACCCATATTATAACGACTAAATTTAGGAAACTCGGTATACCAAACATTAAAGCAAATATCATCATTAAATTTAGCTGAAGCTTGACTCCACGTATTCCATAATGTATAGTTTTTATGGCTCATATTATAAAGACTAAGGCCTACACGCCGCCAATCCTGATAGTCATCTGCACGATTCTTTTTTAAACAGTTAAGTATGGCACTGATTTCAGGGTCAGATAATGTAGAATTATTCCTAAAATTTGATTGATTTAATCCAAAGTGTCGTAGGATATTGATGCGATCTTTCTTAAGCAATGGTTTCTTTTCAAGTGCATTGCTACCATATTTAGAGTTAAGTTCTTCTTCATCAATTATATATTCAACATTATGCTTTTTCCCTAAATTGGAAAACATCATAATATTTTCGATTAAAGTCTTTGTACTGGTTCCAATCTTTTTTAGACTAGTATTATCAGCTTTTTTCAAAACTTTATAGATATGTGTAATCTTATAATAATCACCATAGTCTTCTGGTTTACCGCATCCATAAATATACCACGCATTTGGGTAGATAATTCGCTTATCAATAACATCTTCAATCTTACTTATATTATCAATTTCCTTAACAATTTCTTGGAAACTATCATCTTCAATAATTAATTCACGTAAATAGAATAGAGCTGCATTATTCATAACTAAATCTGGTACAATAATGTGAATACCGTCTTTAATAGTATTTTCATGTGTTATACGAGGCGATTTCTTCTCTTGCACATAAATATTATAGGATTCTTTTACTTCAATAATTTTATCTATATTTTCTTTAAGAATATTTACAAGTAATTCAACAAATTCATCAGCATACCGGCGTTTTAAACCAGTACGTGTTTTAATCTCTTCTTCAGTAGCATTAAAGCGCATATCAATATCAATCTTTAACATATTTGCAGTTTCACTGGGTTTTTCCATAAAATGCATTTGCTGTTTTGGTTCATCCTCTAATGTTTTGCAAATAGTTTTAAGAAATTGTGGATAAATTTCATCAGTTATAAGCCATTTCCCAGATTTACATTGTGTGCTGTGTTGTGACAACACATTTAATTTAGTAACGTCATTAAATAAACGACATTGCGATATAAATTTATGCACTGGGGTAGATTGCATTTACTTGTTTTAGTTAAGTTACTTGGTTACTTGGTTACTTGGTTACTTGGAAGGTATCTGTCTTAGTTACCTGTCTTTATCTCTCCTATGATTTTATTCTAATAAAATAAATTTCTTTTTTCAATTTTATTGTAACTAATTTTAATACGCTCTATATTTGAATAATCTAAATCAATTAAATGTAATTTAAAGTTTTTTTAAAGATTTTGAAAAAGTTAAAAAATTATACAGTTGATATTTGGTACGCTCAACATACACGATCAACACCACTCCATGACGTATTGCATGCTTGAGACCACTTACATTTAGCATAGTTGCCTGTATTAACATTTGTAAATAGATTACCGCTGAAATCAACAGTATTTGACCCAGGAGTTTCTGCACAAGAGCCTAGGAAATTTACATTACGGCATACACCATTACCAATAGAATCCCAATAGTCAGGGCAATCTGGAAATGTATTTGGATTTGTAGATGCACTTGCAAGTTTAAATGATTTGTAAAAATTATATAAATAAATAATTGCTAGGCAAATTACTAAAAAACCAATTATATAGATTACTGTAGATGAAGCATATTTTTGCACTACTGTTGACGCACTTATTGCTATATTTGATGATTTAGATGTATTAGATGAGCTAGATGCGCTAGATGCGCTAGATGTGCTAGATGCGTTAAGTTTAAGTGAATTATTACGACTTTTATTATTCATTTTATAATAGATTTATAATAGATTTATAACAAATTTATCACTATTACTTATCACTAATATTTTAATATAATACTAATTATTGGTAACTAATAATTGGTAATTAATTATTGGTAACTAATAATTGGTAACTAATAATTGGTAACTAATTGCAGTTTGTTACATGTGGGGTATGTATTGGAGCTACAGTATGTTGTGTATTTACTGGCGCACCAAGTGTTGAATTATCTGTAAAGTTTATATTAATAATAGGATTACCTGCATCATCTAATGGTGGATTTGTAATATATATATTAGGTGCAAAAATATTTGAAACACCTTCAAAATCTTTTTGTAAAAATAGTGGTGATCCTGTTTTTGTATATTTTCCTTGTTTGTTGCAGTTTGAATTGGATGCGGGTGTAGTAACACCTGTTACATCTGATGGTATATCTGTACGATAATCTTGTGTATTATCATATGTTTGCTGACCAGTATTTGTTGATGTTCCTAATATTTCAGAAATTACGGCAAAACCTAGATCCGTTTTAACACCACCTAATGAATCTGTTAAACTCTTACCTACACTATCTAAAGTTGCATAATTTGCAACAATACTTCCATTATATGCTTTTAATTCTTTGCTACCAGTTGTACTATTACCACCATTATCATAACTTGATACAAAATCTGATTCTCCATAAAGAGTACTTAATTGCTGGGATGCTTTAGATTTAGCTAAATTATCTGCACTATTTACTACTGTACCTGAATCACCTTCTACATTTTCCATTATTTTAATCCATTTATCTCTATCCTTATAGGAAATTTGATAGTTTGGTAATGTAGGTATTATTGAAATAATATCATCACCATATTTCTGTGATGGTGATGGTGATGCAGAATCTTGAAATTTAGAAATAACTATAGCTTCATTTACACCTGGCTTTTGACTATACCACCCCATAAAAATAATTAATATACCTAATAGTAATATTATTCCAAATAGTATGGTTGCATTACTATTATTTGTTGCATATAACCATGTCCATTTTGTTTGTGAATCTATAAGTTGTTTTTGATCTTTTACATGATCTTTTACATGGCCTTTAGTATTAGTTTTTTTATCATTTTGTGAATTCATATACCAATAAATTAAATATACAATTACAAATGCCAACATGGCAATAAATAAAATAGTTATTGGATCATTAAATGCTGAATTATAATACCAACTGAAAAATGTCTTACTATTAACCATATCTAACTTATTTAACTAATATATTCAACTATTTTAATCTAGTAAAATATCAGGTAAAATATCAGGTAAAAAAATCTATTATAATATCTTATAAGTAATTAAGTAATTAAGTACTTAGAAATATGGACACTACAATGCTTACACCTGGAAGTATATTGGTAAATAATGCTACCAATAAAATGTATGGTGTTTGTATAAATATTATTCCACCTGATAAAGTAATTGTTTTTAGACTTGATAATAATACACATCCAATATTTAGCAAATTTCAACTAACCCCTAATATTATTAAAGTTGGGGTTATTAATGAACATCAATATGCTCCTCTTAAATCAGCATTATTAAAGCATTATCGCACTTATAATCTTACAGCATCTGAACAGAAAATGTTATCTGGCATTATGAATTTTGCATTTCCTCTTGGAATACCTGAATATCAACCTGGTATTTCACTTCCTGAACGTGATATTAAACTAATGGATTTACATTCAAAACTCAATATTGGTACTAATCTTTTTCTTAATACACCAGAAAAATCTTGCTATTCACATCTTGATAATAAAACAGTTAAGATACTTGATAGGACACCAGAAGGTATTTGGATTAATTTGCCAACAAATGATGTTGATATAAATCATATTAATAATTCAATATATTTCCTATTTTTTAAAAATGCAGAAATACCTACATTTAGTGGCATAACACGCATATTACCAGTAAATGACTCTGAACATGGTGATAGTAATACTGATGGGTTAACATCAATAAATAAAATGCTTATTGAGTCATTTAATTCTTTAAAGGCAAATGATACATTAACTACAACAATGCAGTTTAATGGTGATAAGATACGTGTAATACCTAAAACACGCCGTGTACTTTTTCCAGAAATATATCAAAACATGATATATAACCCAGATCTAGATACATTTATAGTTGAACCAAATCTATTAAATACTACACTTGCAAATAAATTAGGATCCAATTTATTAGTTGCAAATGATTCACCAAATGCTATAATCAATAGTGATAATGAGCTTGTAGTTTCTAATAAAGTTAATTTAAATAGTATACCAAAATACACTGCTATTTTAAACCCTGATGGTGAATTTGAATATGAAACAATTCAAGATGGTGGTGGCAGCTCAACATCTAAAATGTCACAGGAATATTTACTAGAACGCAATTTAGCAGAGGGGAAAGCATGGAGCGCTGAGTATATTGATGTAGAAGGAAATACAAAAAAAAATGGCACAGGGTCAAATGGTACAGGCGCGCAAGGTATAGGACTAAATTCATATATACAATTACGCAATATTGATGATCAAGATGCAGGGGAGATTATTGATACAAAAAGTGAATTAGCTGCACTTGTTGATGATTATGAATATAAAGATTTTATTAAATCTTTTAATAAAAAATTAACAAATATTGCAGGTACTAATATTAATATGCCTGGTGAAGGTGAAGGTGAAGGTGAAGGTGAAGGTGAAGGTGAAGGTGAAGGTGATAGGAACAGTAATGATGGCAATACAACAGATGCATATGATACTGATGATGTTGAAATTATTGATGATGAAGATGTTGAAGATATGGGTATTTTTCAAAAAGTTCGCCGTATTGAAGTTGATGAGCTAGATAAAGTTTATAAGGAATCAATCCAAAAAGGTTGTTTATATAAATATAAAATTCAAAAAATTCCTCAACTTCGTCGAAATGATCCCAATATTATTAACCGCATAAATAAAGATATTAATATTATTAGCCTTCTTAAACATAATCTTACACATAATGCTAATAATGCCCATAATGCTAATAATGCCAATAATCTTAATTTTACACCTCAAAACTATAAACCACTTGTTAATAAATACTTAAAGGGAGATTTTACAAATAAACTTTTAATTCCACTTGTTATTAATAAGAAAAAAATATATCTTGATAGAGCAAAGCGCTTGCAAAAAGATGAGTTTGACCCTAATACACATTTAATTATAGATAATTTTTATGATGATATATCTAATCTAATTCAATTACAAAATAAGAAAAATACACAAGTTAATAATGATGCATATTTTGGCAATATTATTAGTGAAATGGTACCTTCAACTGTAGATGAAGCAAACTTAGGACTATTTTTTCGGCTTGGTGAAAGTTTTAATATTGATGATACACTGAAATATCAACAGGATACACTTACAATTAAATATTGCGATGCACCAATGAAATGTCAATCGTTTGCTTTAAATACTATGAATTTTGACTATCAAATGAATTTGGGTTCAATGGGACGGTTTCTAGATAAGGAAGAAACTGTTGAAATTGATTCAGATGATGAGCCATATGATAGTGATATATTATATAATAATCCACGTTATAAAATATATTATCAAGGTGATCTGGTAAATATAATAGGTTATGTACGTATTCCATTACAATATTTAAATGATACTAATAATGATAAAACTTTATTATCCAATATATGGGAACAAAAACATCTAGCAAAAGATATTATTACTATAAATTTAGAAGATATTGATAGCGAAATATTAGATGAAGATACTGCAGCAAAAATTGATATAACTGCACACCCAGAGCAATTTGTTCTATATTTATTGCCACAGGGAGAAGAATTTACTCTAAATACAGAATCATTAGCTACCGAAATAACTAAAATGATTCCAGATATTGATGATATCTGCACACTTTATTTTCATAATAATACTGATAGAGGTAATGGTGGTAATGGTGGTAATGGTGGTAATGGTGCCGCAGCTTATGCATCTGATATTTCTAACTCCACACAATCTATTGACTATATTTATAAAATACTTAGTAAATTTGACTATGATACTACAATGTTACCTCTGTCAATACAGAATAAAATTGCCATAGAAAATAGTAAACTACTTGGAAAATTAGAAAGTGCTATTGATATTTTAGATGCAAAGTATTCTAAACATGTTGAAATATTAGAAAAAAAGAAGCAAAAAATAAAAAAAGAAGGTGTTAATGCATCAAAATATCATGAAAATCATGATGCAAATGACTTTGAATATATAGATGATTCCGTGTTTGAAGAAATGACTAAATTTTACTTTGATACTTATGAAAACCAAACTATTTCAAAAGATACTGATGATACACGACTTCGCTGGTTTTTAAAGAGTTGTGATAATGGTCGCTATTTCTTTAAAACATTATTTATGAACTATTTGAAAATGTATATTGAAACTTATAAGCTAGATTCTCTAGAAAGTCAACTCACATTTATAAGGGAAAAACATAATATTGCAAAACTTAACATAGAATCACAGCAAACTGGCGGTGGTGGTGGAGGTGATGGTGGGACTGGTGCTGGTACTGCTACCACAACACAGAGTTTTTGCCCTAGTAGACGGAATGGTCCAAATATAATAAAATATCCAAACTTGGCGCGACTAGAACAGGATAATGGTAAAGTTGCTATTGATTCAGATGGGACAGTTATTATTCAGGGAGACTATGCTCTTGTTGATATTTCACTACCTGATAAAAAAGGTATAACAAAACACTTATATAAACGCGAAATTATTGCTGATAATGACATGTGGATTAAAGAGAGCATTGAACAACTCTACAAAATTATTGCAGATAAAAAAGCACAATGTAAAAATCAAACTATGGATGTTTCAAAAGACTCTAAAATTTGCATATTTAACATTGATGATTTAAAATGTGAATCGCTAGATATCTTTGCCCCCACAAAAGAGCTTAATAATATGGAAAATACAATGGTTGATTTGCAAACGCAAATTGATTATCTTAAAAATTTGCCAGTAATTATATCTAGACTTGAAAAAGAATTGCAAAATGATCGTACTTATTTACTTAATAAACTCAATGCTGATAAACGCTACTGGAAACAGCAGGATGTATTAGAGAAGCAGTTAGCAGAGCAAATTGCTAAAACTATAAATCGCCCTAAAAATTGCATACATTTTAAAGTTACAGATTATTTTTTTAGTATAAGTGACTATAGTCTGGAACGCTATAAAATAGCACAATCTGTTTTAAAAAGGTTTGAAAACTTTGATGATGAATTTTTTGCAAATCCTGAAACAATTGATATTATTAATAATGATAAAAACTATTCATATTGTAACACATGCAATCAACAGTTAATTTGTAACCATTTTAAATATGGTGTTGTAATGATAGAAGAAACTGACACTATAAATTATGATCAAATTATTAATAAATATGCTATTGAACATGATGGTACGTATTCATGTCGTGTATGTGGCGAGTTTATAGGAAATACTGAAGTTCAAGACCTTGACGAATTTGGTAAAGGAGAAGATGGAATGATTATTAAAACACGGGAACTTGCAGAGGCTACACCTCTTATTGAACAACGTAAAGCATATATTGATAATGTGATAACTGCTATTATTAATAATTCAGATGATAATATTCAAAAAAATGAAGATCTAGATATGAAAATAAAGATTTTTAAGTTGCTAAAAGGGCTTTCTGGTATAGAATTGCTTTCTATATCAGATGAAATAGATATATTAAATTTTATTAAAAGTTTCAACTTTGTATCTAAAGAAGATGTTTTGCGACAGATCGCTCGCCAGCAAAATATTGCTGCGCTTAACCCAGCTATTATAAATAAAGCTGTCAATAAGGAATACCGCATATATGTTACATGTGACATAGCTGCACGCTATTTAATAACATTACAAACTGCACAAACTGACTATAAAATATCTAATAAAAACTGTAATATCAATATTATTGGTTACCCATTAATTAATAATATTGAACTCCGAGGTGGTATTGAGTTTATTCAATGTATTTTATCGCAGATGGCTGTGTTAGCAGACTATAATTATTTAGCAAATTTAGATGGTAATAAATTTGTTAATCGCTTAAAACGCCAGGTTGAAGAGGAAACATTTGTTAGGGCTAAGATTCTGGATTCTATTAATAATAAAGTAAATGTTATTAACCATATGACAGAGTTTAATACGTATTATACTAATGAATGGGCATCTTTTTTACCATATATGAAAAATATTGAAATAACATGGCAACCTGAAAAAATTCTTAACTCTGCTAACATTGCAGATATTACAAATAAAAACCTGAATCGTATGATTGAAGTTGGTTATGAAAATAATATACATACTTGTATGCAACTAATTAAAGGAATTAACCACATTATTGATTTGAGTGATCGCACAAATTCTATGAGTGAAGGGCTGCCAAATTCATGTTGTGCTGAATCATTTGGAAGTGATGGTAATCCATATATTTACAGCAATTATTTTATTAAACATAATAGCAAAATTAAAGATTTTTATAAATCTTACGAGTCTACAAATGCTATAATTATTAAACTCAAGAGTATTAAGCGCACATCTGTAATAAATTTAGTATTTGATCCAATCTATAAACCATCTCAACGTGTTTTACATTTTAATTTAGATGCATCTCCAGATGAAACACGTGCACTTTATTTGAAATATATTGATAGAGGTATTAATAAAGGTAAATTACATATATATGATCAATATGGCCGTTGTATCTTATCAAATGAAAAATATATTGATATTGAAGGCAAAGTATACAATCAACAGGATTATATCCGTTTAGAAAATGTTATTATTGCAAATAATAGTATTGATTTTCGCTCATATATTCAAACACAAGATGATGGTGCTGCTGATGGATTTGCTGATGGATTTGCTGATGGATTTGCTGATGGATTTGTTGATGGTTTTGATAATAAAAAAGGGGTTTTAGACATGAAGACAAGCTCTAGACCCACATCTCTATTACAAATAAATAAAGTTGAAAAACGTGCCTTAGAAAATCTTATTAGCAAATTACCTGCAAATATAGAAGTACTAAGTTTCTTACGTGAATATTTTGCAAAAATTAAAGAAGGCTATGAAATAATACCTAAACGCGGAGAAGCGCCATTTGATATACATCGTCATTTAACCCTATTAAATAAGCAAATAGATATTGAAATCCAGCATTTAGTACCTCGTTTAACAGCATCTGATAAAACAGCCGCAAAATTTGAAAAGATTTTTAATAGTCTAGGAAATTTTAAAAATTTATATGAAGAATTTAAAGCTGATAATAGTGCATATGACAGTGCAATATTTCGCTATAATAAAAAAGAGACTTTTTTACAAAATAGCTTAAAGTTTTTAAATGATGTAATAAACCAGATTAAAAATGGGCAGCTTACTATACAAAATAATAAAGATAATGTAAGACCACAGTACCGCGACTTTATACAATTTGGTGAAAATATAGGATTATTTAACACTTTGATATCTAGCACACGTAATATTTATAATTTTGCAAAATTATTAAAAAGTAAGCGTGATTTTAAAATATTATATCCGGAGTTTGTTGCAACATTATTGCAATATTTGAATATTACTGTGCTTGGGAATTTATTTGCAGTTTTAGAAATGAAAAAAATGGGAAGTGGTAAAGGAGAGATTACAAAATATAAGTTTAAAACATCAAATACTGCAGTTAAACCGGCAATTGATGAGCCAATTAACTTATATGGGGAAGATAGTGTATTAATGAATCCTGAAATAGTGGCAGATGATTTTGGTGGTATTGCTGAAAAACCAGAGTTTGATTTTATAGAAAGTTATGAAAGTAAAAATAGTGATAATATTAAAGTTGTTGGTGAGTTTATAATTGTATATATAGATAAGATTAATCAATTATTGCAAGATTATGATGCATTAACGCAATCAAATATTGCAAAGGTTATAGCTAAACATGACCAGAAACAGATTGAAGCAACACTACGCAGTTTTGAATTAATAAGACGAGAGGGTATGGAGGAAGAATATCAAATACTACGAATTAAAATGAATATTCTGAAAAAAGTAGAGTATCGTGATCTAACAGAACATTTAAAGAGCGTTTTGGGACATGATTATTTAAATAATGATGATGGTAATGCACTTGATAATGCACTTGATAATGGTGAAGAAATAAATGTTATAGATGGTGATGGTGGTCATCTTATAGAAAATGGTGGTGGAGAGTATGGTGGTGGAGAGTATGGTGGTGGTGAGTATGGTGCAGATGGATATGAAATGGGTGAGGTATTTGATGCTGAAGATATAGAAGGTGATGGGCAAGATTATGATTTTATGGCTGTTTAACTATTTAGTTGTTTAACTATTTAGCTGTTTACATTTTTTACTATTTACACTTTTTACTATTGAATTTATTATCAGTATACTATAACTATACTATAACTATACTATGAACTTTATAAAACAAAATTATCAGACATTAATTATAATATTTAGTATTGTATGTGTTGCAATATTCACATATATATTATATAAATGGCTTAGCAAAGGGTTTCGACCTATAAATGAAGGTTTTATGTTTTTACCTGAATTAAATTTAAAATTTCCTATATCTACTAGTCCATCTACTAGTCCATCTACTAGTCTATCTACTAATATATCATACCAAATTCCAATACCTGCTAATCAGTTGCAAGATAATCAATTACGTGATCTAGATACTGATATAATAAGAAATGTCCGTGTACTTGCAAATTTTAGCAAAACTGATGAGCTCGATTTCTACCAAATGTATACAATAATTAAATTGCTTAAAGGGAACTATACTTTTCCATATGATCCATCTACAATTACACCTACATATTTAACTAATTCACAAAATACAATTGAGTTATCAAGTGGTGCAATTAAAAATGCAGATCTAGAACTGTATACACGCATTAAATTAGAGTTAATATCAGCTTTAAATAAACTTATAATTGAAAATGATCTTTATACTAAATATCATAATTATGTATTTTTTAAAATTATAGGTAGTAATCTTATTAGTATTGATTCTATAAGTAGTCCAAGTAGTCCAAGTAGTCCAACACCATCACCATCACAAAACTGGATTTTTAGTATTAAAATAGGTCGTGAATATAAATATATTCAATTTACATTATATTTTGATATTGATGTTATGCAAGATGGTAGTAATTGTGTAATAAATGTAAATAAAGTTGAAATATTAGGTATTCCTATACCTAATGATACAACATTTCATAGTAATCAACATACAACTGATATGCCAGAACTTACACAGGATACATCAAACACAGATACTGATATTATGCCATATGGAGAAGGTATGTTTAAACAAGCAGATACTAAGTTTATTGATCTTATGGAAGTTTCAGATATGTCACCTAATTATTTTGATAATGATAGTTTATCTGCAAAGATTGAAGACAAAATAATGGCACAGTCTAAAGATGTTTATTTTAATAGTCATAAATGCTTTTCACTTATTAATGGTAAAAGTAAAGAGCTTCCTGAATATAAATGGCCTGCGTTTTGTGAATCTTATCATCCCGAAGTTAATCAAAATGGAATTTGGGATGCTCCTTGTCAACTAGATTCAGATTGCCCATTCTATAAAGCTAATAAAAATTATCCTAATGAATTTGGAAAATGTGATAAAGAGACAGGAAAATGTCAAATGCCGCAAGGTATTATACCTATCGGTTTTACTAAGTATGCAAAGCAAGAAGCTGATTGTTATAATTGTGGAATGGATACATTAAGTAATAAATGCTGTTCTAGACAAGCAGATGATATTAATGCAGAGAATGTACCATATAAATCTCCAGATTATATATTTGAAAATGATTTTCAACTAAGAAAACAAAATATTAAAATTATTGAAGACAATGGTTTACATGTTAATCCATCTATTTAGAGATAGGATAGGAGAGTATAGGAGAGTATAGCAATAAAAGACTAGCTTATTGTTTATTGCTTATTACCTAATTAAATGTTAATAAATATTTGAGTTGATTAGATTCACTAAGGAGTTCATCACGGATATTAAGTAAATCTGTTCGATTATCTAGAACTTCATCCATACCTGTTGATAAATATTTAATAAAACCATTTATATGATTAATAATATTATTATCATCATGTGATGATCCTTTAATATCATATTTTTTAAGGTTTACTTTACCATATATACCCTGCGCAACTTCAAGGAAACGATCCATAACTTTTAAAAACTGTTCAATATATGAGTCACTTGTTTTGTGAGCACTATAGTTAACTGTTTGAAAATGGTAAAGCTTCATAGCAATGTAATGATTAAACATATTAATTGCTACTTGATTTAAGGAATCAAGTTGTTTTTTATTTTTATTAGCATTTTTAGATGTTAAACCGTCTCCATCTGCATTTGATTTAGACCCTGTTGATAACTTAGCTGAAGATATTGCAGAGCCTGGTGATCCTGTTGATCCTGTTGATCCTGTTGATCCTGTTGATCCTGTTGATCCTGTTGATCCTGTTGATCCTGTTGATCCAAGATCTAAATCATCAAGCTGATTTGCATCTAATATTTCATCACCATCTTCAACACCAGTTGCATCAGCAATAGCAGCATCTGCCTCTTCATCTTCATCAACAGGATTAACACCTGAATTGTCATTCATACCTTGTGGATCAGCACCATTTCCAGTTGATTTCTGTTTATTGCGAATACTATTACCGGGACTTAATCTACTATTATTTCCAATAGTATTAGCTAATGTTCTTGGTGAATTAGAACTAGTTGGTGGCTGTATACTTACTTGCTTAATATCATCACTTGCTTCTGGATTATTAGATAATATTGTTGGAGATGTTGGAGATTTTAAGTTGCTGTTTTTAGAGCTTGAAATAGTTTCAACTGATGCCATTGATCCACTATTTGATTTACTTAATTTAGTTGAAGACATAGTTTATAGTTTATTGTTTATTGAGATAAAAAAATAATTATAAACTCTCTAACAAATTTAGAAAGATTACAAATATCACAAATATATTTGAGTATAGTTACTAAGTATATAAATGGCTACATATACACCTCAGGATAAACAACTAAATACACAACTAAATACAACATTACAGGATTTAATATCAATATTTAACATTTACATATCTAGCACTGAGTTTTTAAACAAGAATTATCCAGATACTATTCACAGTAGAATTACATATTTATTTGGTGTTGGAAAAAGAATGCGACCCTGTTTACATATGGTTTTTGCTAATTTTAACATATATGGATATATAGATAATGTTGAATACACAAATATATTAAATACTGCAGTATTTATTGAAACAATACATTGCTTAAGCTTAATTATAGATGACCTTCCAGAAATGGATAATGATGTTATGCGAAGAGATTTGCAATCATTTCACAAGAAATGGGGTCATTATCAAACTGACATGTTTATATTTTATATATTGAATAAACTTGTTAGCGGAATTGATTGTTTATTTATAAAAGATAAATTTACATCACAAACAACATCACAAACAACATCACAACTAAATATTTTAAAAAAGATTAAAAACCTAGTTGCTAGATGCTTGGCTATGTTAGTTGATGGTCAATATATAGATTTAATGATGGTCGACAATTTGTTTACTGATAAATGTGATAATTTAACATTAACACCAATAGAATCAACCTTTGCAATTGAATTTGCAACTGAAATAAATATTATATTCTCTTGTTTAGAAAATGTTAATTTAACTCCTATAATTATCAACCAAATTGAAATAAATATTGAATTAAACTCTAAAAAAACAGGGGCGTTATTTAATTTGGCAATTTTAAGTGGACTTTATTGGCAAATTAATAAATTTAAATTATATGAGTTACATGAGCCTAATAGTGTTAATAATCTAGAGGGATATGGATTTATTACTTTAAAAGAATTTATAGAAATTGTAGATGTATGGTCATTTATATTAGGTTACCTTTTTCAAATAAGTGATGATATTCTTGATGTAATAAAAGATGAAATAACAGGTAGCCCTAATCTGTGTTTAATAATAGGTATTTGCAATTGCATAAATTTAATTGGCAAATTAAGTGAATGGCTAAAAAATGGTGCTTATCGTATTCAGCAATATGCAAGCTTATTACATCCAGATATGTATATAGATATATCTATAATAATTGAAATAATTGAAAAAATTACAAAGCGAAATACATAAGCAGAAATACATAAGCAGAAATACATAAGCAGACACACATAAATAAAACAATACATAAATAAGGCAAAACGCCCTACAATAAACTATCATTATTACCTGTCCAAATCTCATCAATAATACCATGAGACTTTGCAGTTGCAGAATCCCAATATATATCATGCTTTAAAATTTCACGAATTTTAGTTTTATTCATTTTATGATTACAATTATCATAGTAAAGGTTTATTAATCTATTCATTAAATTTGTGCAATTTTGCTTTTCATCTTTTAATTCTTCATATGTGCCAAACATACCCGTTCGCAATTGATGTATTAATATATGGGAATTAGGTGTAATATATCGATGAATCCCTGCCATACTCATAAGTGATCCAGCACTTGCAACACGCCCTTCAATAATAGTATGTATTGGGACTTTAGAGCTGCGAATTTTATCAAATGCAAATAACCCTGCTAATAGATCACCACCTGCAGTAGTAAGATGCAGTATAATAGGTTTAGGTGTAAAAGTTCCATATGTGTTTTTAGTATGCTTAATATTAGTTAGTTTATGGTTAAGTGTATCAATTTCCTGTGATAGTTTATCAATTGTTTCTTCAGTAACATCAGTTTTAAAATATATATGATTACGTTCAGTATATACTTCACTATCATGTTGACTACCTAACATTGGAAATTTAAAAGGTAATGAATTATCATCATCACTATCATCTCCATCAGTTTTATTATCAGTACTAATTTTTTTAAAGGGATTAATAGCTGGCTGTATATTTTTCCTTTTAAGAGCAATAGAGTGATAGCGTGTCACTATATTAGGTGAAAACATTTTAATATTTTATGATTTTTGAATGTGTAGTATTCTAGCTATTATTCTTTTACTTTTATAAGCAAAATAAATATGTGTTTAAGTTGTTAAAAATGTTTCTTTGAATTAAATTACATGGAAACAAAACATTTAAATAATCTGGGCAATCTAAACAATTTAGACTATCTAAAACATTTTAGTACTTCTCATAATGCTACAATTATATTGTGTATATGTTTATTTACATTTTCTATTGGAATATTGTCATGCATAATTTACATTTTTCTATCACATAGAAAATTAATCACATCAATATTTGAGCTTGATATATTATTATGCCCAGTTCATTCCCCATTAGGATTTATAGTTAATATATTGCAAAATTTGCAAAATGCTAATACATGCCGCGATTGTAAAGAGGAAACCCTGTTTATATCAAATAGAAAACTGTTTTCAACATTGTTAACTAGTGTACATAAATTACTTATTGAAATAAAGGAGCAGCTAGATACATGTATCTCTAAATGTTTGAATACTTACAAAGTTAAATTAGATAAGTATATCTGGATATGTGAAAATACTCAGCAAAATTGGGATATATTATTTTCATATCCAGATAATGGCGAATACAAAATATATACACAAATTTGCAAATCATATGAATATATAATTGAAGGTTGTGATAATAATGCACATAACAACTTACATAACGACTCGCAACCTTTGCACTTTGAATTAGAAGATATTGAACAAGTTACAATTATATATACACTTGTAACACAATTAGAAACTATGACAATACTAGATTCATTTACTATGCTAGATGCAAACTTTGCATATATATTGGCATTATTCAAAGATATTTGCAATTTTAGTAAAGATCTGCATTATCAGTGTTCTAGCAACATATAATTTATAAAATTGAATATGCAATTGTAAAATGTAAAATATAAAGCGGACAGCATAACAAAGTAATCAATAAAACATAAAAAATTAAAATGAACTCTGCTAGATATCAACGCATCCCCTATGATAATAGTTCTAATAATAGTTCTAATAATAGTTCTGATTGTAGTATGATAGATTTTGATAATCAAATTGCAAATCAAGTAGCACGCAATCCACCTCTTGTAATGTATGGACAATTGCCTCCTAATATTTTACCAACTGTTCAACAGGAAATTATGCAAACACATCCTATTACACAGCCTATTACACAGCCTATTATAAATCCAGTTGCAAATCCAAATCCAGTTGCAAATCCAGTATTTCACTTTCAATCTCCAATTATTAGACATAGTTTACACATAAAAAGACTTAAATTAATATTTCTTAATACTATTTTAGCATTATCTGGTTTAATATTAAATTTATATGCTTATAATGACACAAATACTTCATCTAATATGCAAATATTCGCTATTGATATAAAATATATATGCAATTATTTTGCTATAATGACCATTTTCTATATAATTTATATTAGCTGTAATATTTTAATTTGTGGAATTTCATATCTAGTACAAATAAATAATATAAATACTAATAATGTATATTCAGCATTATTTATAAATAGTGTTATATTTCAGTTAAGTTTCATATTAAGGATACTTGTAATGAGTGTAATTATAAGTGCAGCAATTAAAAATATTCCTATGATGACAATAACTATTCCAGATATTCCAGATAAGAGCAATATACTAAATGTATATATGCCTAAATATATGCAATATATGATAATAGACACAATTATATATGCGTGGAATTCATATATAATTGGTATTGGAGTAGAATTATAAAAACTATTTATATGTATAAATAGGCATAGATTCACTTAGTTTCCATATAATATAAGCACCTTTTGGTGGGTTCTTTGCTTTAGACCCAGGTCTAGATACTATATGTGTAAATGTTGGTTTAAATTTTTCATAATAAGGTATTAATTCCAAATTATGTGTAGAAACTGACATATATGTTATATTAAGTTTTTCAGTATTTTTTTTAGCATATGTTAAAATTTTATTCATAAGATATGATCCTAAACCAGGAGCAGAAGAACATAACTTATGAATAAATAAAAAACCACCAGTTTTTTTATAAAGCTTAATTGATATATATGCTTTTACTTCATTGTTATCATGCAAATAAATAATTTTATGATGATTAGCTTTTAAAAGGGCATTATATGTATTGTGAGTAGCTACATGTACTTTATATGATTTAAGTGTTTTACCTCGTGATGTTGATTTTTCACTTTTACATAAATTTAGCGATTTTAAAATTAATGATTTAAAATGGTCATATGATGCTGCATCTGTAACCTCACTTTCAATTAAGTTGCCAAGTGGTGTAGCCTTGGCTATATGTAATGTTTTATTGCGTGTATTTAATGTATTGTTCATTTGGTCATTCTACTATCTAGACATATGTTTTTATTTTTTTTATTTATAGAAATATTAGAAATATTAGAAATATTAGAAATATTAGAAATATTAGAAATATTAGAAATATTAGAAATATTAGAAATATTAGAAATAATAATGAAGTCTAAAAAAGTAGAAATACAAAAATGAATTAATAAAGAATATTCCTAAAACTAAAATCTAAGTAATTAAAAAGAATATCCTAATTAAAGAATATCCTAATTAAAGAATATCCTAATTAAAGAATATCCCTATAATAATTAGTTTAAATAATGGTTAAATATTTATGTTCTAGAGTTAAAAAGATTAAATCTAAGAAACAAGTATCATCATCACTACTAATTGGATCTAGTGTTAAACAAACTAAATTGCAGAAAGGTGGGAGTGCAGCAGCTGCAGCAGCTACTGCTACAGATACTATTAAAATTACTAAAGATGAATTATTAGATGTTTTATTTAATTATGCTAATATTCGAAAATTAATAGTTGAAACATTTAAAGATGCACATGAATTTAATTATAATAGTACCTCTAATGCATCAGACCCATTTCTATCATCAAAAAAACCTGCAGAGGGACACTATAATTTAGATAATTTACACGAATGGTATTTAACAAAAAATCCTAACTTTCTGCCAATATCAGAGGCAAATATACATATGCCTGAACTTGCATTTATTACAGCAATAATAGTTAAAGATTTGGTTGTTTTATTTAAAACATGTAGATTTCCAAAAAAACATATAAATAATAATGGAACACTTGAAAAAAATTTAAAGAATGCTCCAAAACAAACTATCAATCGTTTTGTTGACAGATACAAGGTAGCTAATAAAAAACTTAATAATAGTTGTAAAAGCAAGTTAAATACAGAAATTTTAAAGTTACTAAATTTTATTAATACCTTTATTGAAGAATATAAGTATTTGGAATTTTTAATAATATTAAAACAATATTTATTATTTTTTTATCAGGGTACAACAGAAGATCAAGCTGATGGATCTACTTATATATTAACAAATTTAGATATTTTAGTCAATACGCAACCATTTATATTTTATCCTTCTGTAGAACAAATAAATTTTACTAAAGTTATTTATACTATGCAGGCACCATTTATTAATTTTAGATTACCAAATGTACGAAAACTAATACATAATGCATTTTCTAACATTCTATTTGATTTAGAACATGATATTTTATTTCATGGTTTATTAACACATGGACTAATTCCTACTCCTATATTATATCATCATATACCACTTACCAAAATTGATGGAATTCTTTCATTAATATATAAATATAGTGGGCTTTGTACTATTATTGATAACGATTTTAGGACAGAACATCCACAAGAAGTAACGCAAATAAATACAATCATGCAGAAAATACATTTACAAATATTTAAAAATACAAATAAAATTATTAATGATTTAAAACCATTAATAAATTATACAAAACTTGATATACCTACAGATAGATATGATCTACAAAATGCTAATGCTAATTCTAATTATAGTAAACATCAAAATTGTGTAAAATATTTGTGTACTGTTTTTATATTTGATATTTTACACGAATATGATGCCCATACAATTTATAATGGTTTATATTGTATAAACAATATAATAGAAATATTACGCAAATATTATATATATCATTTAGAATATCATGTAACAGATATTGATTTATTTTATAAATTTAAACCTACAAAAAAAGTAACACAATATTTATTTAATTATATAACAAAAATTCATTTGGATACAGAATTACCTGACACCTATATACATTTTCGAAGTCACAATACCACAATTGGTAAAATAATATTAAATTATATATTTGAACAAGATTATATGCAAAAAATGTTTTCTAAAATTACTCCATATGAAAATTTTTTTACAATATAACAATAGCAATATTCCTTAATTAATTACCTAGTTTTTATAATGTTATATGTTACATGTTACATGTTACATGTTAATTTTTATATCTAACCTAATAAGTATAGAATAGCTTTTACAATTAAATAATGTACATACATAAATGTATAGCATTATTATGCATTATAATAATTGCATGTGCACTACTTGCAAGTAATGCAAATAATAAAATGGCATTATCATCTATTGAAAGGTTTGCAGTGCAGCCACCTTTACCACCATATCACAGTAGTATGAGTGAAGTTAAATATCCTTATGCAGATGGCCCATATTACCATGATGCGCCAAATTGGTTTGATATGTGGGCATCCCGCAATACACAATGGCGCATGAATCATTCAAGTGTTCCTGGTTATGATAGTGATACAATTGACAATGGGGCAACTGTACCTTTACCACCTAAACAAATAAATATTAATGGAAATAAAAGTCCTAATACATTTGAACAATTTACTTGTATAAATAATCCAGAGTTAAAATATAATACTGGAAACACAGGAAACACAGGAAACACAGGCAACACAAGCAACACAGGTAACTCACACTCTGCATTACCATATTATGGTGCTGAAGTTACATCTATTTTTGGACAATTAAATAAACCTGCAGATCAAACTTATGATTGGAGCAAATTTAAACTTGGTGATATTCCAGCAAATGATATGGTGTCTACTTTTAGTCATATGAATACACCTGCTGATCAAAGCTATGATTGGAGTAAATTTAATCTATTAGGATTTCCTAATAATAATATTAATGCTGATGTTAAATCAATTTATAGTGAATTAACACCACCTACTTTTACAAAAAAATGTTAGAGTTTAAGTTCCATAAATAATTTTAGATATTTTTAGATATTTTTTAGACATTTTAGATTTTTAGACAAAAATTGAGTAAATTTGTGCTGTAAGGTTTTACTATACAAAATGGCTGAGCAGACTCCTTTTGGAGAACCATCACAGTCATTTCTCGACAAGTGCGCTACCATGACCGAACCAAATCACGTGCGGTTTGGTACAATTATGATCACACTCAGTATGCTACGAATGTCGAAGAAGAACCTTTGGGAAAAAGATATTCAACCCAAAATTCTAGCAGAGTTATCAGCGTCAGCGTCGGAAGTGTCGGAAGTGTTGAAAGAGTCGAAAGAGTCGGAAGAGTCTGGATTCAACCATATTAAACAGTATGTTGGACAATTTCTTATTAATACCGGAATATTTCATGCTTACAGTGCTACAGCTACAGCTACTGCTAAGCAGAGCCTTGATGATTTGACTGACAAAATAAAAAACGATCGCGACACGGCAGCGGTGTGCTTCCGGAACAATGAGAGGTGTGAGAGTTATGAATCTACATATGCTACGTACATTCGCAATTTAATCCTGTTGATCAAAAGCAGATTTAATCTATTTGTTGATGGACACAAAAAAATGATTGCTTCTGATCTTGCTGAACATTTTCCAAAGATTGAGAAGCTATGCATTACACGTCCACCTTGCAAGAAACCTCCGCTTGAGCTTGAAGATGTTCGCCCATTTAAGGAAGACTCTGATGAAGAGGAACCAGAGGTTGATGAATTTGGCAATTATATTTGAGTTTGGCAATTCTGTTATTGTTTGTTATCAATATTTCCCTTTTATTTTTTTCTTATATATTCTGTTTTTTTCTTTACTTTATTTAATATAGATACATCTAGACACACACACATATCTAGACACACATATCTAGACACACATATCTAGACATCCATAAATTAATTTATACTAATATCAATACTAATATCAATGTCAATGTCAATGTCAATGTCAAATAATTATTTTTTAATTGGAGTTCTAATTATTTTAGTATTATTAATAGGCTATGCATTTTTTAGGCTATTAAGTATGCAAAATGAGCTTAATATTATGCAAATACGCCAAGAATATCAGCAACATCCTTTGCGACCTTCGCAACCACTACAGCCATATATGCGTAATGGAGGACTATTAGCTAATAATATGGTGCAATATAATGGAGCCTATCATCGACCATGGTATAATAATTGGCTTGATTGGTGGTATAATCCATCTCCAAAAAATTACTACTATCGTAATGAACATCATTATAATAATCATAATAATCATAATAATCATAATAATCATAATAATCATAATACAAACAATACACCACAACCAAATACACTGCCACAACCAAATACACTGCCACCAGAACCTATTTCATCACAACCAGCACCTATTCCATCATCACCATCAGCGATGTCATCTATGCAAGCATCTGTTGACATGCAAACACACGCCCCGCCACTTTCTCAATTTCCACCATCAATAGACCCCCCTATTGAACCACATGGTGGTAAATTTGAACCTATTGATAGTAGTGCAACTGGAATAACTGGAATAGGTAGCATAGCTGGGATAGGTGGACAAGTCGAGGGCTTTACAGTTTATCAAAACCCTAATCTTAATACTAGTAATAAAAAACAAATGCAAAATTCATTATATCAAGGACAATATCATGCACCAGATGTCATGGCATCTGAGGCAATATATATGCGCAGTGCAAAATTGCAACCAGCAATAACCATTCCTTATGTACGTGATAATACAGCTGACCAAAATGTCTATCCGCCATGGGCACCTTGGATAGCATAAATAAAATAAGTTCAAACTATCAACTATCACCAATAAATTTCCATAGTTTCACTGATATATTTTTTAATTAAATTAGAATAAATTACCTTTAATTCTACGGTCCATTTAACTGGTATATCATCATTTTTAGTATAGAGATCAAATTTATTAAAGTCTTGTACTACATTTTTCATCTTTTTATCTGTTTCATCTTCTAACCAATTATATGCATTGCTAGAATGCCAAGCATACAAAGAATGGTATCGCACTATATACTCTGCCTCAATAGGTAACTTATGTTTATTTTTTTGTAAAAGATGATACATATATTCATCATGACCAAATGAAACACTACAATTTTGCAGACCGCATCCAGCAGTATACATATTTACACCTGCTTTCTGATCACGATTACCAGCATTTAGCTCTGGCAGTATAAGTGTATCTGGTAAATGTGTACCTGTTATAAATGTATCACCAACAAGTCCCCATTGTGTAGTTTTACTTGTTCCATCTTCATCACAACCATCAATATATAATATTTTACCCATATCATGTATTAACCCTACTAATGGCATCCAGTCACAATCATTATACTTTCCAGATAGCCGGATTCCCTCTGCTACTTGGAGTGCATGAATACTATTAGGGAGAGCAGTATCTGGATCACTTAAATCTGTTATCCCATCTAGCACTGCAAATACTGACCAAAAATTTGATTTCTTGTTAAAGTGTAATGTATATTTATTTATTAGGTAAGTGTTAAAATTATAATCAATATTTGATCTTTGTTGTCTATATGTATCATATATTTGGGTTACTAGCGCATTATTTTGATTATTAAGATTATTACTTGAATAATTGCGGAACATTGTTTTTTTAAGCATTGTGTGAGTATTGTGTGAGTATTTTTATAGCATATCTAGATAGTTAGATTTAAAAATGTTAAATTTACCCAGCAAAAAATACAAGTATATAATAACAGGCATATACTAGCAATAGGCATATACTAGCAATAGGCATATACTAGCAATAGGCATATACTAGCAATAGGCATATACTAGCAATAGGCATATTATTTATAATAACAATAAATAAACATGAATCAAAATTTACTATTTGTAGTAATCTTAGTTTTAGCATTAGCATTTGTAGTACAGCGAAATGCATATATAATTGGCATGTTAATTGCAATACTTGCTGTATATTGCTGGTTTAGTGCTAATTTTGCAAATCCCCGTGAATTTATAGCAGCTATGCAACGGTCAGGTAAAGAGCTATTTTCCCCATGTAGCATAAGTAACCCACAATATTGTGAACAAAGTGATTCAGATTGGACATTTTTGCCGCAAATATTCAGGTCAGGTGAGCGTAAAATTGTAAATAAAACTAATGAAGAGGTTCTAGGTTATGATGTAAATGAAAAGTTAGCTACTACTACCCGTATTGGACCTGCTCAAGTATCAATAGAAACTATATTAAACACAATTCCTATTTTACAAGAATTTAAAATATATTTGGATAAAGTTACCAAGTTTATAGGTAATATAGTACTTGATGATCTAATGCAGTGCAAATTTCTTATAAATAATCTGCAAACTAAAATGGCAAAACTCTATAATGCTGCATACCAAGTTGCCACTGATCCTACATTGCCTGAAAATACATATAATGAGCTACTTTTTGCGGAGCGAGAGTTTGCTACTAATATGAATATTGTGTCATTTATAACTCTAGATGAGCAAGTTAATTACACTTTACAGAGTTTGCAAAGTGAACTTAACACACTTTGTACAAAGTTAAATAAATTTATTATTGATAAAGTAAATGATATCAAACCAGACGATTATAATGTTTTATCTGGGCGATTACCAAATGTAGATGAGCCAATAGCAGCTAATAGTTTAAATTTTGATATGTGATATGTGATATGTGATATGTGATATGTGATATGTGATATGTGATATGTAATTCATATATTTATAATTTGCATATCCTTTAACCACCTAGAATTTTAAAAAATCCTACTCTTGGTTATGCGGATAGAAGGCATTTTACGTTTTGTTTTTTGTTTTTTGATATAATTTCCTATATGTTTTTTTTTAGTTTTATTTTTTAAAAAACCTCCTGCATAATTATTGTTTAATGGTACATAATTATTGTATAATCCTACATTATTATTATTGTTAGAACTTGTTCTTTTATAAAATGTGGTGTTTGTTATTATTTTAAATGTTGGTAAATAATCTATTAATAATAAATTTAAAAAAGGTTCTCGCTTTATAAAGTCCAAGTTATAATCTTCTATTTTTAAATTATTATTTTTAAGATTTAAACTTTTTAAAGAAGTTTTAAGAGTTATTATATAATCAAGTATAAAATAATCTATTTTTTCTATTTTATTATTTGATAAATCTAATGTAAAATTAACTTTATGTGTATGTATAGAGTTATAAATTTCCTTTAGTAATATTAAAAACTCATCTGAATCAATTGAATTATTATTTAAATATAAAGTAAAATTTACTTTAATTTTAGCATCTTCATCTTTAGCATCACTGTTAATTGCATTATAAATAGTATTTGCATATATAAATAGTTCAGATAGTATACTTGTATTTTTAAAAATAGTAATTTCACAATTTTGAAGATATATAGTAAATGTTGTATGTTTATTGTCTGCATATGATGAAATAAGTTTTGTGTATATTATATTTTCAAAAGTGTCATCATCAAAAAAAACATTATTAACATTATTTTTTTTAATAATATCAAATTGTGTAATTATATAATATATGTAAAATGACATAATTTGTTCAATATTAACAAACTTTAAAAGATATATTATTATAATATTCAATAGGTTGGACTTAGAATCCTGATTATGATTTTTTTGTAAAAATATATATAAAGTGTTTATATATGTATACATAGTTTGGTAAACCTTATCATATTTAACATCTTTTGCTTTAATTAGACTTTGTAAGTTAGCATAAATTTTTTTAATATTTTCGCGAAATTGTGTTTTTTTTAATGGACTTAAACTAGAATTTTTTAAAATAGAATTAGAATTATCTAATCTTAAATTAATATTTTCTTTTAATACATAAATTGCTGGATTAGTTACATCTGCACTGCAGTTATTATATTTTTCTTCATCATTAAAACGTAAAGACATATTTGCAACATTAATAAAATGTTCATATTGATATAAAATTTGTATTTGATTTGATATTAACGTATTATTACAAGATCTACAACAATTTATAACTAGCAAACCTGTAAGAGTATTTTTTGCAATTAATTGTGATAAAATTATACCTGCATCTACTATTTTATCTGGTTTTGTTGCATTATTAATATTTTTATATAAACCACTAGCTAATATAGCAAATTTAAGATCAGTTTGCGGCTTATTTTTGGAAAATTTAGTTTCAGTACACATTTGACCAGGATAGTAAAATGTTGCATATTTAAACATATCATAAGCATACGGGTCATTATCTTGAAAACATTCTAAGTTTGTAAGAATATTTTCTTTTTTATTAATTAATGTATTTTTAATATAAATAAATTCATTGTTATCTTGATGTGAAAACCTATTAAGTGGTGTAAGAAAGCAAATTATTAAATTTTCAGGAACTTTAAAAAAACTATATACTGGAGAACCATGACATAACAAAAAATTTATTTTATGATTTTCATTTTCTGGATTTTTTAAATTATCAATTGTTTTTTTTATAGTTGTATCAAATTGTGTTATTAATTTTTCTATATTATATGATATAATAAAGTCACGAGTATTTATTAATTTATAAATACGGCATACATTAGCCCAATAAATCTGTTTTCTTTGTTCAGCAGTTGGTAAATTATCTCTTTGATAACTATTTAATTCCTTAATATATCTTGATTCAAATAATTTAAAAATAGAAAGTTGAGGATGTGCATAGGAAGGTGGGTGAGAGGGGTGAGAGGATTGAGGGAGTTGAGGGAGAACGAGAGAAGATACATTACTGGTCATATTACTTGAAGATTTTATAAATTATTATTAATTTTTAATTAGATTTTATTAAAAGTAATAATAATTTATAAAATACAATGAAATATAAAAAAATAAAATATTATATTGTTTAGATTATAAAAAAATGTATAAAAAATTGATTAATCAAACTTAAACAATACTTACTAATTTATTAACACAATAAATATTTAAATATCTAGATATATACATAGAAACTTGAAACCTGAACATATATAAAACTCTACATAGAACTCTAGAATGCTTATTCCAATTCGCTGCTATACCTGTGGTAAAATCATAGCTGATAAATGGGAATATTATGAACGTGAATTACTACGCAAGAAACTAGCTTTTAATAAAGATGAAGACCCACTAATTATTAATGTTAATGCCAGTGAAATTAAGAAAACTATTGCTGGTGAAATAATGGATGAATTAGGTTTTCATCGTATATGTTGCCGAAAAGTTATGTTAACAAGCATTATACTTATTGATGATATTTAAGATAATATTTAAGATAACATTTAGTTTTTTATAATTTTATAATTTTATTATTTTTTACACCTATAAACAACAAACAACAAACAACAAACAACAAACAACAAACAACAAACAACAAACAACACACTACTAACTACTAAACATAATACCACACATACCTTGCTGGATACGCAAAACATTATAATTAACAGCATAAACATTTACAATACCCTCATCAATACTTGGACACATTGTAAAATTAAAGCGCACATCATCAAGTTTACTAAAGTTACAAGTTCCACTTGGCTGGTGATCTTCAGGCTCTAATGCAAATGTGTAAATATATACATATGCATCTGCAAATGACGAATGATGTTTATACTGTTGATAAAGCCTAAAAAACACTGCTGGTAGTATTTCAAACCTATTGTTGCCATTGTATTTTAACTGTACATTTGTAAAAGGTTCAATATTCTGCTCATTAACTGTATTACTATTAAGAATATTTCCATAATTATAATAATCATTATTTTGTGTAGCAATATTTGTGCGATATGTCCAATACAATTCCTTAATCGGATGATTAAAATTAAGCGGCACATTAAAATTAATAGTGGTTGCGACCATGCTATAACTATTATTAATTTGAAACTGTTCAATTAAAAACTCATATAATTGTGTTTTAGCAAATTTTGTGCGCTCAAATACATCTAGAAAAACAAAATTACAGATAAGTGATGCCGCTGTAATATGAATATTTGCAGGTGGTAATGCATCTGTTTTTTTATACCAACATTGTTCAAAACTTTTAAACTGTACAATTACTTTAACATCTGTATATTGCATGGAAATAAGTGGCAATGCCTGGGAAATAGACCTGCAGAACCAAAATGGTAATGGCACAAGCAAATGTAGTGCACCAGTCTGAGATGTTCTAGTGAATGTTATAAATTTGCCGACCATTTTATAATAAGCATTTTTAACACTGAGATCAGTTGTTAACTCATACCATATGTCCATCATATCACCATATATGCGGTCAATTGGCTCACCACCAAGCTGCAGTTCAATATAGTCAATCATAAAGTTACCAATGCCATTAGTCCAACTAACATTATTTGCCAATGCAGGGAGTTCTATATCTAGCAGTATGTCTGAAAGGATATCGCCTTTTTTCTCAATAATACAGGTAACTTTCTTACCAAAATCTGCAATTTCATTGAAAATTTGGCGAATTGGTTCAGTGCTAAAGTTGGTGTGGCGTTTATAAACTGATGTAAAGTATGACATTTGAGGATTCCCAATTATGTATGTATCTTGCTGGCCACGTGAAATTAATTCTACTAGTGTTCCTGCACCCATTATTATGTGTGTATTGGTTGTTGTATTGGTTGTTGTATTGGTTGTTGTATTGGTTGTTGTATTGGTTGTTGTAGTGTTAGTATTATTATTTTATGTGATATTTTTTAATAATGGATTACGTGGTGATGTGTTTAATATTTTTAATATTTTTATATTTATTAGGTATTAAATATAGGTGATTTGGTTAAAGGGTTTAAAGGGTTTAAAGTTTTATTTAGAGTTTTATAAAATGGCAGAATATAGTTGTCCTACTAGCTCTCCTACTAAAAAACAACTTAGAGAAATAAAACTTGCAAAAAAGACTTTACGTGAGCGTAGTGCAGAAGACCGTAAGAGGGAAATTGATGTTGTATTTGCAAAATTTACTAGCCTAGGTATTAGTGAAGAGATTGAAGAAGTTTCACAGTTTTTTCAGATTGCTAGAACCTTTATAGAGACAGGTATTGGGTCTAGTGGCAAAATAATGGTGCCTGCAATTAATCGTGAAATACAATATTTATTAAGTAATAATAAAATGCATGAACTACAAGTTTTATTAAAAAATGTTAATAATTAAATATTTGTTATTATTATTATAGAAAAGAAAACATTTTATATTATTGTAATGTCAAACAGTACTGCTAATGCTACTCGTGCCTGGGCTAACAAAAATTTCAGTAATTATTATAATTCTGAAACAAAAACATACAAATTAATACCTGGAATGGAAACAAAAGAAGCAACTAATGCTGCTGCTAATTTGGCTAAAAATGAAGCTGAGGCTAGAAATGCAGCATTTAAAGAAATTCAAAATTATAACTATACTGAATTTTTATCAGGGCGTAAAGTTGCAATTGTTTCTGATATAGAAGGATTATGCCCAACTGAATATTATAATAAAGTACGTGAATTATGTTATAACACAGATAAAAATATAGGCATGATTTTTTTAGGTGATGCTCTTGATTATACTATAGCTCCTATTGTGCCACCAGAACACTATGATGCATTGCTCCCTAATGGATGTTCATTAAAATTATTAAAATGTTTAGTTGATGGTATGAAGGAAGGAAATGTAAAATGTTTAATTGGTAATCGTGAATTAAATAAAATTAAAATGTTAGCCTTAAATCAAACACATGAGGAACAATATGCCAAATGGTGGACTAATGGTGCAGATTTAGAGACAATTGTTGCAAATTTTATAAATAGTTACTATGCGGTAAAAAAATATGATAATACAAATTTTTTTAAAGTAAGTAATTTGCTACCATTTAGTCCATATTGGGGTTTGAAAAACTTATTACCAGATTTATGGTATAATGATAATATTAAAAATCCAGCATCAGCTACATTATATGACAGATTTTGCACAATTTTTGGTGTAGATACTAAAGTTGGTACTATTAGTGCTCAAAATAATGTAGACTTTATGCCTTTTGAATTATATGAGAATAATAGTAAGCTGGAAGAGATAATAACCAACATTAGAAATAAATTAAATTTAGAAAATGGTACGGTTTTTGCCATGGGTGTTAAAGCAAGTTCAGTACTTACAAAAGAAATAATGACTTTTAAAGACTACATAGAGGCTAATCGCGCAGCTATGGAAGAACTTAATATAGTTATAAAGGACATGGAACAAGACATTAAAATACGAACAAACCGAACAAACCAAGCAAATAATGGTACAGCTTTACAACTTATAAAAGATGATCTTAAAACTAAAATGAAGACAGTTCTACCATATAATTATACTAAAGATACATTATTGCCTACACTTATAGACAGGAATGAACTAGTAAAAAAAAATAGTATAGAGAATGAGATTAAATCTGCAATTGTATTTACTGTATATGCACGTTTACTTGATTCAAATAAGATAAATAAGATAAGTTATGGCAACTTAGACAATATGGATGGATATTTACATGATTATTTAAGACTGGCTCAAACTGCTGCATATGGTAATATAAATAATGATTTATATTTATTTTCACATGGAAGTATATATCAAAATTTTATAGATGCTAATGAAACAGCTTTAAATAAACTTAATAAATTAAGTAATAATGCGTTTTATAATATTGGAACAAAGGGTAAAATAGTTAAACAGAGTGGAGGTAGCACTGAAATTCAAAATGTTTATGATCATATTAATGCATTTAATACTGGTTGTTCAGAATTAATAATAAAATTATTTAAAAATGAAGATAATGAAAATATTCTGAATACGAAGCATGAACTGCCATCACCAGGAAAAATTTTAAGTACACTTTTAGCCATATGTGCACCTCCAATTGCAGATACATATGGTGCAGGCGCATTATCCCCTATTATAGCTTATAGCCCAATGGGTGTACCCGTTTTAAATATTAATACAAATGGAAAAGTTTTTAATATACATGGTCATATACCTGCAGGGGCTTCTTATAGAATAAGTGTTAATGATAATAATAAAAATCTGTTTACAATTAATACAGATATTTCAAATGGATTAATGAAAGATACTTTGCTATTAGGACTTCCTGGCGGTTCTGAAGACACATATAATGAGAATTATTTAATTATGTATTTAGATAACTTGAGTAATACATCCCCGGTACAATTAGCTTTTGATGGTGCATTGCAATTTAAAAATAATTTTTTAGAAAAAAATCAACAACTTACGAGTCCATTAGAATGTGTAAAGAAAAATGGTTCAATAGGATTATATGTAGACGCAGACTATATAAAACAAGGTAGCACACAAGATAGCACAGCCATTACTTTTAATAACAGTATAGATATAAATAAATTAGCAGACATTATAAATAATGCAAACTGTGCAGGTGTTGCATTTCATGGTATAATAAATAATAATAATGATGACCAGTTTTATTTAATTAGCAAAACAAATGCTGGCCCTGCATATCCCACTTTTCCAAAGGCAATTGGTATATATAACGTCAATCAAGCACAAGCAATACAAGCACCAGCACCAGCACCAGCACCAGCAGCACCAGCACTAGCAC